CGCCATTTCAGGCATTAATATTCATTACTTCCGCAGCTGACACCATCAGCTTCCCTTTCTTGACCGCCTTGAGCTTCCCGGCGTTTATCTGCTGGTAAATCCAGCAGACTGACACGCCTATCTTTTCAGCGGCATCCTTGACCGGAACAAGGTCGTAGCCGTCAAAAGGACTTTGCCTGAGCTTCTCCGTCAGCTCCCTTATCCTCTTGTTGGCCTCATCGACAATCCTTTGGTTCCGGTCAATCTCGTCAATCAGTTCATCGACTGCCATTCAAGTTCCTCCAGTTCAAGCCTGAGCACGTCGGCACATTCGTACTCTCCGTTAAGCTCAAGCATAAGAATACGTATTTTCAAATCTTCCATAATTCCTCCATACCCGATTTTACGGCAGAAGCAACTTCACCATCCAGTTTGATTGATAATACTCTGAGTGTGATTACTCATGCTTGTAATCACACCCAAATAAAAAAGCCTTGCAGTCACTTTTCACGTGTTTTCACACGCCGAATCCGAAAAGTTGACCACAAGGCATAACCTTACTTGAAGGTTTAAGAAAGGATTCGATTTTCCTAAAACTTCAAACTCAAAAAGATTGATTTTTCTTCGCTATGATTACATAATAATAACAAATGCCTTAATTGTCAACTAAAGCACATGCTTTAATTGATTTTTTTTTACAGGGAGAATCTGGGCAAAAAAAAATGCGCAGGAATTTCTCCCCGCGCAAAGGCTCTCTCCAATGCCCGTGTAAGAATATAGCACGGAGAGGGTGGTTGTTGTAAGTTTGATTAATGTCTTTTTGGCTGTTATCAGCCGTTTGATTATTCTTCCTGCTTGATTTCCTTCTCGTTCATATACCTCCTGATAAGGTCGTTCGTTGACTTGCACAGGTTCCTTTCCTTTGCGTCCCTCAGCTTCTTCGTAATCGTAGTCTGGGAGAACATGTCTATCTCCTTCTGCATTTTTCCGTCCGCAAGCTCCTTGAGGATGGCGTCCTCACTGTCCGTCAGGATCAGCTTGTCAGGAGACTTGGAGGAGAGAAGGTGCTTTGACAGAAGGAAGTAGAGGTAGCAGTTAAGCGCATGTATGCCCACTGCCAGGATTCCGTACTCATGGAGCGCGAACGCCGCAAAGCCGTTCAGTACGTACAGGACAAGGGTGAAGTTTCTCATTGTCGGGACGGCATGGACTGCAAACAGAATGAACAGAAATGACGTATAGTTGTAGAAGCTGTTGATATAGAGAAGGACGCAGGCGTAAAGCACCAGGGTCACGGAAAAACCCTTTCGGTGGAAAAAGAACGTGTTCACCGCTATAAGAAGGCAGAATCCCGCCCTTACATAGAAGTGCCACTCCTTGTTTATTCCGAGCCTTAGCTCAGCCCCGTTCCCGAACAGCGCATAAGCCAGGTGAAACAAAGTAAGAAGGATATGGATGTAAAATGACAGGCACATGATGGTGTCTGTCTTGAGCATACGGTGCTGCTCCTTGAACCAGTGTGTAATTTTCATTGTAAAACCTCTTGCGGAAGATTCTACAGTTTAGTTTAAGAGGTTGCAAGAGAGAGAGGAGGAAAAAAAAAGGAACAGAAGTGATAGCAAATATGACAGCAAATATATAAACTTTTCCCTAATTTTGTCGAAAATATATAAAAGGATTGACGGTTTATTTTATATATTATACTATTTTACTGAACGGATTTTCTGGTAGTTGCTAGACGTGAGGGTTCAAGTCCCTTCCCTCGCATAACTTAATTCTTTATAATATATAAAATTAGCGAACTTCAACCCCTTTCGTGATAGCAACTTGATAGCAAATCCGATTCTGAGGTGTAAAAAAGATGAGAATAACGGAGCCCTACACGATATTCCTGCGCACTCTCCCTTCCGGCAAGCAAGTCTATTACTACCAGTACAGGGACGAAAACGGCAGGCGTTCGGCGGCATATTCAACAGGAACGGACAAACTTTCACAGGCAAAAAGGATTTGCAGGCAGCTGTACAATGACGGAAAGTTCACGAGCGGGAGCGGATGCCTGTTCAAGACGTTTGCCAATGGCTTTTTTGATGATGACGCACCGTTCAATCAATGGAAGGTGACGTCAGACAACCCACTGGCCCCCTCAACGCTGCTGTCCTATCGAAAGCTGCTTGCAAAGCAGATACTCCCGTACTTCGGGAACATGGAACTGAAGAAGATCAACACGGACACCGTAAAGCAGTGGATTATCTGGGTGAGCGGCAACTGGTCGGCCAAGACATCCAACAACGCCCAGTCAGTGTTCAACATAATAATGAAATCAGCAAAGGAAAAGAGGCTCATAAGGGACATTCCGAGCGCAAACCTGTCATTCAGGAAGATTTACAGGAAAGACCGGAAGCTCCTGACCATAAGCGAACTCAACATGATTTACCACTCCGACTGGCACTGGGAGGTCGCAAGGCGGGCCTTCCTCGTATGTGCCATCACGGGCATGAGGATAGGTGAGGTCGTAGGCTTGCAGTCCTTTGAGGTGGGGGAGGACAGGCTCAACGTCGAGCACTCCCTGCACCCGCTCTTCGGGCTCGGCTCAACGAAAACTAAGGTCAGCCGCTACGTCCCGATTCCGCCTGAGATGAACCTCAAGGCACAGTGCGGCTCCAAGTGGGCCTTTCAGAAGCCCGACGAAGAAAGGCCAGTCCGCGCAGGGTATATTTACAACAGGCTGATGGACATCTGCAAGGAACTGGGAATTGACACAAAGGCAAGGGGCATTACCGTCCATTCGCTGAGGAACATGTTCATCTCATACATGAGGGGTTCCTCCTTCGGGGAGACAATCGACTTGAAAATCAAGGCAGTAGTCGGCCACACTGACAGCACGCAGACTGACTGGTACACCTACTGGACACCGGAAATGTTCCCGGAAATATACGAAATACAACTCAAACTTTACAAGCAGATTACGGAGGTAACATGAACTACACGAAGTCACTCAACGTATCGGTCAATGAGCTTGATGCGGCAAGGAACTATGCCGTCGAGCTTACGGAAGGCTACATCCCTTCAGGCAAGTCCATAACAGACCTGTTCTACTCAACGAACCTTAAGGACATAGAAGAGGGTATTGCCAAGCTGAACAAGGTTTCCGAAGCGACATGGCTGCTCTCCGCAATGCTGATATACACCCTTGTGTTCGACAAGAACCTCTACCAGCAGTCTGGGAAGCCGTGGAGTATTTACGTTTCCGAAGCCCGTGAAAGAATCGGGCTGTCCCAGCCTGAAATATCAGCCCAGATGTCGGCGGCACGCTTCTTTATTCGGCACCACGTCAAGCTGAAGAAGGCCAAATGGAAGCCCACCGGAAGCAACAGGAAGCTTGCCCGTGCAGAGTACGCATACGAAATTTCAGGCGACCTGGACGCAACTATAAAGCACCTGAAAGAAGACACCTTCGAGGAGTTCAAGGAGTGGTACTCCTCGTTCAACGTCCAGAAGGCCTTACCGCTCCCGACGGAAAACATACGGGAAGACATATCCGTTTCCCGCAAGGGAGTCCAGATTGACGGCAAGGAACTTTTTTCCGTCAACAAGGACATTCCTGAAGAGGAGCAGAACAGGTTCTATGAAATCGCAGCCAAGGCATACACCCTCATCAAGAACGGCTACAAGCCTCTCATAATTGACGTGTATGACGACAAGGAGGCAAAGTCACTCGTAAGGATGAGGGACGAAGCCAGGAAGAACCGTTAGGCAGACACCGTGGACACCCATTTCGTCCTTTCCACTTCCAGGGCGTTAAGGGTGTCCTTTTCTTCTTTTGTGGAGGCCTTGGCCGTATGCTTCTTGATTAGTATACCTGCATGGCGGAGCTCGTCGGCAGCCATTTCCTTGAACTGGGAATCCCCGGTCTTCTTGTACGTGTCATAATACTTCTTGGCACCGTCCAATTCTTCTTCTATGTCCTCATACATGGAAGCTTCTTTCCCCTCATGCAGTTTCTTTACCAAATCCCACATCTGGCCTATGAACAGTGCCTTCATGTACTCCCTGCTGTACGGACTGTACGCAGTAAAATCAACGTCCTCAAGGGCGTTCTTGAAGTCATGCTCAAGTTCCATTACGTCATTCATATTTCTCTCTCCTAAAAAAAACGGGCGCACCCATTACGGATGAGCCCTTGAAATCACCTGCTCCGTTTCAGCGGAAGAAGTGCCTGAAAGTGCGACGGGTCATCAAACCACTGGACGCGCAGTATTGTCCTGCTTGTCAAAGGCAGGGGTCTATAGTAGTTCCCGTTTGGAGCCATTACAAAACCTGTCACGGTACCGTTGGTCACAGAAAGAGTAGTCCCGTCAGTCCCAGCAGGGATTGCCGTGAACAACCCTATGTCCATGACCTCTCCGGGCTTTATGTCAACGGTGGATGGCAACGTTATTGTCGTAGCCCCCGCAGCTGTAGTTACCCCTGAAGCCCTGACCAGAACCGGGAAATAGCAGTTGCAAGCCATAAACTCACCTCACAAGGACGGCATTTTTCGTGCCGTCCTTTTTTTTTATGTCAACGCCCATAAGGGCGGAAATGTCACCTTAAAAGGGAATTTTCAGTGTAATTTTGCATAAATCGTGCAAAATGAACCTGAAAAATGCCGTTTTTCCATCATTTTTCAGCTGTTAGGCTGCAAAAAACGGATAAGGGCCGTAGCCTGCACCAAGCGGACTTGGCACTGAACCGTAGTTAAGGTTCGGCTGGTACTTGACTACGCCGCAAAGTGCACGGTCGAGTTCAAGCTGGTTTACGCGGCTCTGCAAGGCCTTGTTCTCTGCCTCACAGAACTTGTCCAGAATCTTCTGACCAATAGCTGTGACTGTTGCATTTGTTGCAGCAGTGTTCATTGCGTTCTCATAGCGGCTCTGTCCGAAGCTTTCTGCCATCTGGAGCTTGAGCTCGCCGTTGAGCTGGCACTGGTTAGCGATAGCCTGTGCTACTCCTGCACCTACACCCGCAACATCACGCGCAAGTTCTGAATACTTGTCGTTAAGGTTATTGGCAAGGTCATGGTAGACCTGGTTTGCGGCAGCCACGCTCTGTGCCGTTCCGCTGTTGACGGCAGAAAGGATTTCCCTCTGGTTTGCCATAGCGTTCTGGTTATCAAAGCCGCGCTGTACTTCCGCAGAAGTTGCAAGGTTCTCATAACCGATTGCATTGGCAAGACCGTTTCCGCCGAAGCCGAATCCGCCGTTACCCATCAACAGGGCGAAGATAAGGAAGGCCCAAATGAAGCCTCCGCTACCAAAGCCCATGCAGTCCCCGCCGCCCATGCAGACGGGGGATGATGTTTCGATAGTTGCCATAAGCATCCTCCTTCATTAAGTTTCTATCAGGCTGACAGCCCGTATTTTGCAGGAATCCTACAAAATATTAGATTTGAATACCGAACTGGCTTGCGAACTGCTTGATGTCAATTCCACGCTCTTTAGCAAGGTTCATTGCGGTCTGCCTCAAGTCACCTTCGCTTTTGCCAGAAACCATTTCCTGCATTTTCTGGTACGCCTGCGGGTTTTGCTTCATCATCTGGCTCATTCTGTTCTGCAACTGCTGCTGGAGTGCCCCCATCGGGTTGCTTAGCATTTGAAACGGATTCATTTAACCCTCCTAATATTCTCTCTATGTTTGAAAGCTTTTTGTTGACCTCCGCAAAAAGGTCTTCCTTTGGTTCCTGGACAGATTCCTCTATGGAGTAGCACAAGAACTCCGACAGACCATTGTTGCCTAGTTTCTTCAGGTAAAGCTTGCCCGTGTTCGTGTCTGCAAAAATGTTGTATGAAAGCGGCTCAATCATGGCTGCCTTAGCCTCGTCAATGCTTGTTACGAAGCGGCAGTTAATCTGGGGAGCCTGCGGCTGATGCGGAGGCGGGAACTGCACGTATGGCTGCGTGTACGCCTGCTGCGCATTGCGGAAATAGAAGTCATTTACCGGGTTCATCTGATATGGTTGCATTGCTTCCTCCTTACGGGAATACAATACCACCGCATGAACTTTGAGTGACGTAAGATTTGTCTATTTTAAGCTGATAAAAAACGCAGGAAAAACGTATTTCATTCCATGCGCCGGATCAGGGAAATCTTTGCCCTGATTGCGCTGAGCTCATTCGTAATCACGCTCTTGCAGAATCCGAGTGTGTCCGCTATGAACCCCACGTCCTTCCTCTTCATGTAGTACATGTCGAAGACTGCCTGCTGCCTTTCGCTGAGGACAATCTTGCCCAGCAGCCCGTCCACCTCAGAACGTGTTGCCGTCTTGAAGTAATCGTTGATGATTTTTACTGATTCTGACATAAAACTCTCTCACCTTTTTTATTGTTCAGATAGCCAACAGTCTATGGCAGGGCAATTTTTTTGGCTTTGGAATGCGCTTATCGGAACATTTTGAAAAAAAATTAAAAAAAAATTGCTGAAACAGCGCATCTGCGCCATTTCAGTGTTGACTAATTAAAACATTTGCATTATATTAAACACATAAGCAACTGACAGAGACAACAGAACCTCATCCGAGTGCATTGATTTATGGTTGAGGTTCTTTGTTCGCCAAAAAAATTGCAAGGAGTTAATATGGACTTCACAAAGGGGACTTACCACCCTCTTTCTACATCGAGTAAGCTAAAACAAAGAGCCTTTGGTTCTTTGCCTGAGTCGTTTCTCTTTAGCTTACTCGGAGAAACTGGTGTGGTAGCCAAGATTCAGGTAAGGAGCTAAAGGCTTTTTACTTTTACTGGGGGATAAATTGACAATCTTAAAATTATTGGCAAACAACGGATTCATATCTTACAACAAAGAAGTCGCAAGACAGATTGGAGTACATGAAGCCATCGTCCTGGGCGAATTGTGTTCTGTAGCAAACCTTTTCTCATACCAAGAGTTTTACTTTTCACAAGAGAAAATGAGCTATGACACAGGGCTTAGTGAAAAGCAGGTCCGTAACGCATTAAAGACCTTGGAAGGATATGGATTCTTCAGGATTACAAAAAAAGGTAATCCTTGCAAGAACTGGTATTTTTTAGAAGAGAACGTCATAGAAAATTTTTTCAAAGAAAGCGATGAAAACGGCGGAACAAGTTCGGCAGAAATAGCCGAACAAGATAGGCAAAATCTGCCGAACAAGATAGGCAAAAATGGCGGAACTAGCTCGGCAGAAATGGCGGAGCTCTTAAGTAAAAAGAATACAGGAAGTAAGAATGCAAATAATAATACAAATATAAATTCTCTCGGCAGTTCGCCGGAGGGGGAAAACAAGGTCAAGCCTTGTGAAAAACCAAAGCCTAAAAAGGCGGATTCTTTTCCACAAGAATACTACGACCAGATATACCAGGCATACCTTGAGAACTACAGGAAGCTTTATCCAGACAAGGGAGACCCTGACATAATGTATGGGTATCTGAACAAGAGCATAAAAAATGCCCTAAAGACATACGGCTTTGAAAAGGTTCTTGAGGCAGTCAAGATTTCAGTAACCCACCAGTTCTTACTGGACAATGGCTATCCGTTGTCCTTCATCTTCGGAAGCAAGGAATTGCCCATGCTGATTAACAGGACTTTCAGTACACAGCAGAAGTCTGGGTATACTGGCAAACCTTACTACAAGAACTTTGACAAGGCTGCCCTGGGCGACAGGGACTTTTTTGCCGGAACCGAATATGAGGAGGGTACGTGGTGAGCGAGATTAAGACAATGGCCAACTTGGGATTCAGCTTCCTCAAGGGACTGGAAGACAATACTACAGAAGACCTTGCGTTCACGGAGAGTGAACAGGTCTGCCCAAAGCACGGCCCTTACATAGCGAGGACTTACAGTGACGGATTTGTTTCTGACTGTCCGAAATGCACGGACGAGCGCATTGCCGAAAGAAAAAGGCTTGCACTCGAAGCCGAGCAAAAGAAGATTGAGGAAAGGGAAGCTGCAATAAAAAGGGAACGGCACATTGAGTATTGCAAGGGCCTCAACATAAGCCCAGAGTTCTACTTCGCCACGCTTGATGACTACATCCCGAAAACAAAGGGACAGGAACTGGCAAAGATAGCTACCGCGGCCCTGATTAAAAACAAAAGGGGCAAGGTAATACTCCTTGGAAGCAACGGTGTGGGCAAAACAATGCTTGCAAGCATAGCGAGCATGGCACTTGGAGGCCCCATCTACACCATGTACGAGATGGCGACAATGATACGGCAGTCCTACACGTCAAAGGCTGAGAAATCGGAACTGGAGATAGTGAAGGACTTCATAAACTTTGATTTCCTTGTCATTGACGAGGCTGGAAGGGTCGCTGCATCGGAAGCCGTCCTCAACTGGTTCTCATTCATCCTTGACCAAAGGCACTCTTTGGGGAAGCCTACATGGATTAACGGCAACCTTCACTTCAGGAAGGACTGTGAAGAAAAGGGATGCCCAAAGTGCTTTGAGAACTACTTTGATAAAGACATGCTCTCAAGGTTCCATGAGGACACGACGGTAATCAACATAAAGGCCAATGACGAGCGTGAAGGAAAGAAGACGCTGAAATATTTCAGTGACTAAAAGAGGGGAACATGGTAGGCAGAATTGAAGCATACTACGGCAAGGAACTCGGGAGCGAGGAAAAAAGATGGGCTGAGCAGAATCTTGGCGGATTGACAGGAGACTGCCAAGACAAGTTCATGGACGCACTTGGCAACATCTGTAAAAAAGGAAAGGGATGCCCTGATATTTCCTCCATGTCAAAAGCCTTGCAAGCCGTAACCGGGAAAGCTCCGAGGGTTTACTTCTGGAGCGTCTGCCTTGAGTGCGGTACAGGATATGACTACCGCCTTGAGATGTGTCCAAAATGTTATGAGAAGGGGCTTAAATGTACGGACAAAGAGGTGAAGGTCTCTGACTTCCCGCCTCCAATGAACGTAATACGCTACAACAAGACATTTTTGAAATACAAGAACGACAAAGGCCAGTGGGAAATGTCCTGCTACAACTGCGAAGGCAGGGAGTTTAGCTACTGTTCAAACTTCGGCAACCCTAACTGGGACTGCCGTGATTACAGGAACTGCAAGTGTAATGCCTGCTGCTCAATGGAGAGGCGGGCAAATTCAAAGCTGAAGGAACAGAAGGGAGAGAAGCATTACGCTGTACCTTTAAGGGCAGCTGGCTAAGGTTCTGGCTTCCGTGCGTTGCATGGGGTTTGAATACGGCAGCAATGCCGGGCATTGATTTGACGGCGTGGACAGACACGCAAGGAGTAACTCCAGTTACTTTCCGGCCTGCAAGGGGTGCACTCCGCGTCTCTCCTATGCCCTAGAATGGATTAACGCGACTAAGAGCGAAATGCACGAGCAGGCAACTTCAATGGAGGTTTGAAAAAAATGAAAGAAGTAGAAGTAAAGTTTATTGCTTCTGACGGAGCAATCCCTCCTGTCTACAAGACAAAGGGAGCTGCCGGGGCTGACGTCTGCGCCTTGCTGGATAAAGACCTTGTACTCCGACAGGGGGAACGCGCAGCTGTACCGACAGGACTTTTCGTTGAGGTTCCTGAAGGCTACGAAATACAGGTACGCCCAAGGAGCGGCCTTGCGTTCAAGAACGGAATCACCGTACTGAACACACCCGGAACAATAGACAGCGACTACCGCGGGGAACTCATGGTAATCCTTGCAAATTTCGGCATGGAAGAGTTTACCGTAAAGAATGGAGACCGCATTGCTCAGGTTGTACTTGCTCCTGTATTACAGGCAGCGTTCGTACAGGCAGAGTCCCTTTCCCAGACTGAACGCGGGAAAGGTGGCCTCGGCAGTACGGGAGTATAAAGATTATCTTTTTTTATGGAGGAGATAAATCATGGAAAAGAAAACAAAGAGCGTTGAAAGACGCTCCGCAGTCCAAAAGAAGGATGTTGCAAAGAAGCCAGTAAAAAAGGCAGAGCCAAAGAAATCAGCAGACGAAATTGCCTTTGACAAGTTCCTTGCAAAGTATGACGCTAACCTTCCAAAGAGGTGCGGTCGCGTTAAGTTGCTGAACATCTACCTTGCAGGAATAAAGAGGGGCAAGGCAACTAAGTAGTATTCAGATGCCGTTGGCATTATGGATATCCGCAATGCAATTAGGATAAATCTTGCGGATTTAGCCGCCGTGCAAGGGGCTGACTAATTCCGACGCCGAATGGGTTTTGGTGCGAAGGGTTAGCGAAACAGCAAGCACGGAAGTCTGCCGGGCGGAGGTTCATAGGAGTGCAGTGCAGTAAAGAAGGTGCACTGCTGAACCGCGGGGGGTCCGAGTCCCTCCACAGGCTTTTTTAGGAAGCGTTTGAAAACCAAGGGTTAAAAAATCCAAAAATAAAATCAGCACCACCCTTGGAGGGATTTGACTCCCCTTGCTTCCCATCCCAATTTTACAAGTTCTAACCGGGATAATGGTTGCTAAACTTGTACGCTGTTTGCAGTTTCAGCGTCCATGCTATAGAGAGTGTGGTTAATTGGCATGTGCCGAATAACGCCAAGTGGAGCCTTGTACAAGCCCAACCTTTAAGCGATTTAAGGTTGCCTTCGGAGATTGGCGGAGTTAAAAGGAGTATAATCTCCCAGAGTAAGACAGAACCTGTGCTTACTCATTTCTGGAGCATCCTGCAATGCTTTAGCTACATAGGCATGGGCAGGTTACGTAGCTACAACGGGTTCGATTCCCGTATGCTCCAAACTGTCAGCATATTCCCCTCCCACCCGCTGACAGTACCCAAAACCGCCATGATGCAGGGCGGCCTTCCCTGGTTATCCCACCAGGAAGGAAATACTGCATCACCCTTGGAGAAAAACATGTCAGAGGAAGAAGAAGAATACGTACCGGAAACTTGGGAAATCTTGGCCGGGGTTGTCTGTGCAGAAACCTACGAAGAGTTCGACCGGGCATACTCCCTGCTGAAGAGGGGCAAGAAAGCTCCGAAGAAAAGTTCGGTTGACTTGTGGAAAGTCCTTTCTGGCGAGTACAAGGAGCTCAATGAGGGAAGGCGAAAAAAATGGGAGGAGAAGAAAAAACTGGAAAAACTGCAACAACAGGAGAAAAAAGAATGAACCTAACTTCACTCCAGTATTACAAGCTGGGAAAAACGAATGCAAGGAAAATACTTGGGCACGTAGCCCCATTGTGTTCCCTTGCGTCAAAAGAACTTTCTGTTGAAAGGATAAGGCAAATCTGCGGGGACATCTATCTTGCCGTGGACGAGTTCTTGGAACAGGTTGAGAAGTTTGAGCAAAAGAATAAGAAGGCTAAGGATGAAAGAAAGAATGAAGAAGCATGAGTTGTCTGAAAGGATGGAATTTGCCCGCACTCATACACAGGCAGAGTTTTGCAGGCGTTTCAATATAAAAGGAAGTGGAGCCTCAAACTTTTACAGAAGGTACGGAATCCCCAACACTAAAAGATTTTTCAAGAAGTATTCCTTTGAGGAGATTGCCGAGTACGCAGTCAATCACACCACGATTGAAATTGCAGAGCACTTCAACGCTACAGAACGCAACTGCTCAGCATTCCTTACAAGGTACAAGCTTCCATACATAAAAAGAAAAAGGGGCCGCCCGGACACAACAAAAGTGGACAGGAACGAGATGATCCAGTTCCTGCACCAAAAATATACCTGCGCTGCGATAGGGACTGTCTTCGGATTAACAAGGGAGCGCGTAAGGCAGATTTGCGGACTCCTGGAGGAAGATGATGAGCTTTGACAAGTGGCAGCCCTTTGACAAGTTCCCGGAAAAGCTTGACGAGGAAGTTTACCTTACCAATGGGAAGGACATAACAAGGGCTAAGTTCGACAAGAAGAAGAAGGCCTGGTCGTATGCAACTGCGCTTATGTGGAACGCTACGCACTGGTGCAGGAAGAAGGATTTTGAGGAAATATTCCCGAAAAGAGAGGAAAGCAAATGAGCGTATACAAGGAAAAGGTCATCTATGGAGAGCCTCCTGCCGGGATGGTCAGTGTAGAAGACACCGCAAGGATTCTGAAGATTGACAAGAAGAACGTCTGCGGAACGATGCGCAAGTACGGATATGAAAGCTGCCTGTATACGACCGCATCGACAAAGAACCGCAAGGCTTACTACAGCATGGCGGACATTGAGATGGTCCAGAAGGAACGTCACCTCAAGCACAATTCACCCGGCCCTGTAGTGGCTTTCAACAACGGAGTTAAGAACGGGAAGGTTTACAGGTACAGCAGCATCTGGATGTTCCGGCGCGAGCTAAAAAGAAAATTCGGTGTTAGCATCACGATACGGCAATGCCACGAAATGCTGCAGAACGGAACGGACTGCGAAGGCTGGTTTGTCGATGAGGAGGACTAAAACATGAGCAAACCCATGACTGGGTACACCAAATGCCCAAAATGCGGGCTTACGATGTATGTATGGAACGACGAGGGAACTTGCTACGTCTGCGGCAAAGTTAAGATTGAAAGGGGGCATAAGGACAATGAAAAGTTACAGAAGAAAGCTAACATACGAAAACGCAAGGCATGAGTTTGAGCTTGGCAAGGAAGACTACATTGCTGACTTGTATGCAAAGGCCGACTTCTACCATTGTGACGGATGCTCCCACATGAAGAACGGAGACCCTGGCTATCCTGATGAGAACGACCTTGAGATTACTGACTTCAAGATAAGGAGCCTCAAGGGGTTCGACGAGGACGGGAATGAAGTCGAAGTGACTGACAAAAAGGTTTTGGATGATGCAGAGTATGAGCTTTGTGTCTGGCTTGAAAAAAATATTGATGAATGGAGCGCAGCATGAAAGACATAGACAAGGATGATTTTGAGCTTTTCCCTGCGTGGATGCTCATTATTATGGGAGTGATGGTCGCCGGAGTTATCGGATGGGTTTACGCAAGCTTCGTGGGGATTGTATGACTGACGAGGAATTGCTTGCAGCCATGATGCTTGGTTGGTTGGGTTTTAGCACTCTGCCGTTGGCATGAGTGTTGAAATATTGGCTCTCTAATGTGGTGTTGGACGGCCTTTTACATAGGGGCGATGAAGCCCCTTCTTCGGAGGAAGGAAAGAAGATGCAAGACTTAATATACTTGGGGACACTGTACGAAGATTTGGTTCTTCCCTTTGCAGGGGTAATTATAGTAGTTGGGCTTTTGGCTGCGGCAATAATTCACTGGCGGTTCAAATGACAACCAAGAAAATTGAAGAGCTAGAAAAAGACAAGGAATATTTTTCAGATGCTTTAGACAAACAGATTGAAGCAACTTTGAAAGTTGTAAACCAGCTCAACGAAGCAAAAGATATAATTAAGAATATAATCCATGTAACATGGGGAGAAGGATGGAACTACAGTCTTGATTGGAAAGTCAAGGCAGAGCAATTCTTAAAGGAGATGAAAGAAAAATGAATCATGCTAATTGCAGAAGGCACAAGAACGGTATCAACAAGCTCTTTGACCTTAATAGATTTGACGAGTGGTTCGAGGTTACGTACCAGCCTGTAAATTGCGGCAATGTTCCTGTTCCTAAAGTCATAACCTTCAAGGAGCATATCCGCATACTGAAAGAGAGAGACAACCAGTACGCAATTTTACTGAACGAGTACAACGATTTAGTTGAGAGCTTTAACAAATTGCAGAAAGCATACTGTGATGTGACAGGTGAGAGGTATATCGAAGAGGTGGTAGAATGATAACAGCAAAGTTTATTTTTGGTGAAATGTATGTTTTGATAGTTTTAGCCTTTACCATTATGCTGTTAATTAGCATTGTACTGTCGATTAAAGAAATGATAGAATTAAAGGAAATAGCCTTTTCTCTTGGTTCCATCATTGGCCTAATTCTTATCGCAGTTGCTTTTATCGGTTTACTTGTATTGACTGTACATGCTGTACAGGAACCCTATGAAAATAACATTCCTCAGAATCATAAACAATACCTGCTGGACAGGATAGAGAGAGACAAGAGGGAGTATGAGAAATTCATTATAGACCACCCGGAGCTAAAGTAGGTATCAGAATGACAGATGAAGAAAAGCCTTATGATTACAGGTCGGTTATATATGCAATCGAGCACATTCTTTTAGTTTATAAAAAAGATATATCGCCTAATTTGCACAATAAATTAAGTCATTGGAAAAAGAACATTCAAGAAGATTTGGATAAGGAGGAAAAGAATGAAAGATAAAGAAATGGCGGAAGAATATGTCGATACCCTTTTGGATAAAGACGATGCTGAACTTGATAAATTCTTAGATGAATATTTAGGAGATTTAAGGCTTACTAAAAAGCAAGATGGCACGTTACTCGGCATTATCAAGGGGGTGGGCATTTGCTCCTACCTTGCAGGACTTGAAGCAGGCAGACCGAAGTGGCATAAGGTTGCTGATGGAGATTTGCCGAATGAAAATAAACGGTATCTTTGTAAGATAAAAGCGTTTGTTGGTGGTGGCATAAGTTATGAGTGTTTTGATTATGATACTGAATATAGTTCTTGGAAAAATACGTGTGGTGACGTTATCGCATGGTGTGAGATTCAAAAATACACGGAGGAATAGAATATGAAAGATAATGCTGTAGAAATTATCACAAAAGCATTAAATGTTAATTTAGACCGACTTTTTAATAATATTGATGATTGGGAAAAACCTTCTAACTGCATTGTAAATTTTGATTGTCATTCTTTAGCAGAAGCACAAAGGGTAAAAAGTATATGGGATAAATTTTGTACACTGTGTAACAGAGAAAATGAAAAACGAGAAGTCTATAAGTTTAAGAATATGAATGGAACATTCACTTATAGATTCTGTCGTTTGAGAGACCTAAAGGATTGCAAACTTAATAATGACGGTTGTTATGTAGATAAGGAGTAAATTATGTTTGGAACAAGACTTCAAAGAATATCACCGGATATTGAAGTAACTAGAAAACTAGCAGAAAAACTTTTAGGAAAAAGATACAAATGTCTTTATTCCTATTACATTGAGGATGTAAGTGATGATGTATGTGCTTTTGAGTTAGGAAGCAGCAAGCGAAAACCTTTAAGATTGTTCTTGCAGAAAGATAATACTTTTTCGACTGCGGCAGGTTTCTCAAGGAAAAAATTTAAGACGAAGTTTTTTGCAAAATTAAAATTACGAAAATATAAGAATTGTATTCTTGTTCAACGAATATTGTATCACTCTGTAAAAAAAGATTTTGAGGATTTTGTAGAAGAACTGAGGGTAATTGATTAACAAGGAGTAAATTATGTTTGAGAAAGAAGCAGAAGAAAGAGCAAGAAAGCTTGAGGAAAGCCAAACTTTAGGTGTTTATGATAATGACGAAGATTATGCACGAGATAGCGGTTGGAACGATGGTGAAGTTGCAGGATATGAAAAAGGATTCATAGACGGTGCAGAGTTCGGCTATAACAAGGCTAATGAATGGCATAATTTGAATGAGAATTATAAAGATTTACCAAACGAAGGAGAATGGGTAGAAGGCTTGTATATTTGGTATTACAAGGATGAACCTCATTGGGATGTTTTTAAAGTCAGATGGTACTATGAGATTGGTGAATTAGATGAAAAATTAGTTCGTTGGTACGGTGCTGATGAATACAATACGTATGACCGCGATTACTGGAATAAGGTGGATGAACCTGATTATTGGAGAAAGATAACCTTACCTACGAGGAATGAACATGATAGAAAATACTGATTGGAAAGAAATTGTACTTCCAAAGGAGATAGAAAATGCGTAATTTTACACCAGAAGAAAAGGAACTGATTGTTAATACCTCGATAACCGAAGATGTTTTTGATTTGACAGATTTTTGTGAGTTGGATGCAATCGACTGTGTAGCACGGTCTTTTTCTCCTATTTATGATTTGCACTGTATTGCTGAAAGCTGTGACCATATAAGGGAGTTATACAAAATAACAAAAGATGAACGACTTTTTACCGAACTTGTCCGCTTGCTTCCCAACTCATACAAGGTGGTGAAACTATGAAATATTTAATATGGTTTTTACGTAGATTGTTCTGTAAGCACGAATATAAAATTTGCCTTTATTTCCCAGAGGCAGGAAACATTACATGGAAAGCTCCCTGCCAAGATTGTTTTTTTAATACACTTGTTCAATGTGAAAAGTGTGGTAGATACAAGGTGGCGAAACTATGACAAAAAAACAAAAAAGGTTTTATGAGTATCTGCAAAAGCTAAAAACGGAGAATCCAAAGTTTATTGAGACAGCTCTTAAAGAGTTTTTCAAGTATTGGGAGCAATACGAAAAACAAGGAGTAAAAGATAGCATGACAATAGCAATGGAAGCTACAGAAGCATTCGTTGGTTTACCTATAACAGTTCATTTAAATAATAAGTAAATGGGAGGTAAAAATGAAGGTAAAAGACTTATTAGAAGTACTAGAAAGAGCAAATCCCGAATGGCAAGTAGACGGTATAGAATGTATAAATCATGAATTATCAGATACAGAAACTATTCTTTTTTACAATTTGAAATTTGCTTCGTTATCATATCCATCTAGTAAAAAAGATTCCTATACAGTTGATAATAACGCATTACCAACTGGAGTACATATAAGACTCGAACTTAGTAAGAAAAAACCTCTAGTTATACGTTAAGGATGAAACTATGACAGAAAAAGAAAGGAAAGATTATAACTATGTTATTGACCAGCTTTGTAAAGCCCGTGAAATTATAGCTACCATGATTTTGGAATACGAAAAACGGAAAGGGCTTGCATATTCTACAGTGATGAAAGGGAAAGAATTGCTACGCAAAGGGGTGTTCAGTGATAATTTATGAGTATGTATACCCTGAATGCAGTAAATACAGAGGGAATTGCTTCTCTTGTAGTGGGCCGATTTGTATCGGCTTGGCAAAGCGTGTGGCAGAAATGATTTTTTGGGAGACTTACAGTTATGAGGACAGTTAAAGTAAGGGAAAAAGATTTTGAAGTAAATGAATATAGTTTGCGTGTGGAATGTCCGTACTGTAAAAACATATTTTTTTTCTTTGTATATGTAAAATGGATTGACAAGGTGGATTGCTGCCCTAACTGCGGCAAGGATATCCATGTAAAGAGCGAGGAAGTAAAACTATGAAAAGAGACGGAACTATTTATATAAACGGAAAACCTTTGGAGGTTTCAGGTTCTTTGGATGTCACCGTTCAAAACTATGTTAAAATTCAAGACCCAAGAAAAGAGTTTAAGGAAAACCTTATAAACCATCTGGAGAAGGTTCAGTCTGAAAGCAGCACAATATTAGATACAAGGATTAAGCTGAACATCTCAAGGGAAGAGTTGGACTATATCGTGTATTTGTTAAGGCGAGGTCCATTATGATAACAATAGCAGTAAAAAAATCTTTTGACGAGGATTTGTATTTTGACGACAAATGGTACGTTCTTAAGGGGTGTATTACCGGGATAGTCAATCGCACTCCGCAGCATGTTGACTGGCATAATCCTGACAATTCATACCCAGGTGAAGAAGATGTAGACGATAAGAGTGTCAGGACGGAGTTGGAATGTTTCGAGGTTGACGAGGACGGATATGAGAAAGAAATTCCAGTCCCTGATTTTGTACTGGACTATGCTATGGACCAGTTTTACACCAGCTACGAAGAAGAATAGTTTCTTGCTTTGCTAAAAAAAAGACCATATCATTATCATGTAGCAAAACTGGAAAACCGGAGGATTTGCTATATGATAATGAGTTACGCACAGCTCTTCTTCAAGAGTGCTGGCGGGACATCGTGCTATGCGGATTGCATTATCCGCCTTGCCTCAAGGATTACAAAAACAGAGCCTACACTCACCTACTACGCCAGCTGCTTCGAGAAAGGCATTGACGCTGGCTACATAAGATTCAATCAGAAAAATTACCTTCAGGGAGACAATTTCTTTGTAGAGAAACCTGCCGAGTTCCTTTCCCTCCTTACAGGCAAAAGATTCACAGTGTCCCATGAACCAGCCTCCTACCGTCCGAAGGAAGGGGAATGGTATGTAAACTTCTGGGCTAAAACAGTCCAGCAGGGGAAGAACAGTACGGGCCATTTCTGCCTTGAAGACTACGACCCCCTGGACAAATCTGTGACAAGGCTCAGCGGCCTTGTATATTCCCGCCGTGTATTCCGCGAAGTAAAGTGAGGCCCTGATGTGGAGAATTTTAAGACTGTTATTACTCTTATTCTTTCTGGTTTTGTTGCCGGGGCCGCTATATCCGCAGGAATCTCCCTTTTCGTCTGTCTACGAAAACTTGGACGTTATAGACGCGAAAACGGAAGCCTTAGAGCAAGCCTTGAACTCTGCAATAGAGAGGTTGAACAGTACGGAAGCCAAATATCAGCAATCCGAAGAGACCTTGAGGGCTGTAAATCAGAGCTTACAGCAGGCCTTGACAGCATCGCAGGAATTAGAGACGCGAGCAAGGCAATCAGAAGGCAAGTTGAGGTTCTGGAGAAGTACGTCCGTGACACTGGGGTTGTGTACGGTAATATCAACGGGAACGTTGATACTGGTTCTAAAAAACAGATAAAGGAGTGATGCCATGTACAGTATTTTGGTAAAAAGCGGTAACAATGCTTTTCAGTATGTAAAAGGAGAAGACGGGCAGCCTTTCAAGGGTGACGACACCGAGACAAAGGAAAAGGTCCGTGAGCTCATGGAAGACAAGCCAATCGGCAACATCGTGGTCGTAAGGAACACAATCCTTACGGTTGACCTGACAATCGAAGATGAGGCTTAGGCATGGAAGCATTGAAGCTCATTATTTTCATCGTGGCTACGGCGGTCATGGAGGGGATAGTAATAGTCTCTCCCGAAGTGTCGCAGGATGTGGCCATATTCTACGTATCAATCTTGTCCTCCTACCTTGGCTTGGACATTTGGGCAATGATACAGAAGACGGCTTCCCTTCCGAGCGGGGAGTACAAAAACATCAACATCCACCGCTACGTCATAAGCGCAGGGTGTTATGCGGTATTGCTTGGAACGGCCTTCTTTATGAAGGCAAAGAACGGATATGACTACGGCACGATGTACTCGACGTTTATCGCCGCACTGTTCCTGATGGCTACAATCCTGATAGGCGGACTTGAAGGAAACAAGATAGCAACAAACTTTGAAAAGAAGGCGGAAGAGCCTTCGGAGGAAAACTTATGAGAAAGAACATTCTCACAGTGGTAGGAATTGTCCTTGTCCTTGCAGGGGCAGCAGTCAGCCAGTTTGCTAATTTCGCACTTGCGAATATTACAGGACTTGCTTCCGTAATGTTCGGTGCAGGCCTTGCTTGTGCCAACCTCTGGAAAGAAAGGGACAAGACAAAGAAAACTTGGCTGAGTGTACTCTCTGTCGTACTGGTAGCTGGGGGCGCGTTTACACTTGGGTTCTGCGGTTTCTCGGAGGACACCATGATAACGGTAATAACCAGCGCAGTCGGACTCGTAGTGATAATCCTCGGACTTATTGCCGGGGGTATCGGCCTGAAGAAAGCTAAATAACAGAGCTTCCTATTTTTAGGGGTCACCAAAATGGTGGCTCCTTTTTTTTACAACCTTCCGGTCTTTAGCGATATAAGGACGTATCTTTCAGGAAAGCTGTACTTTCTTCCCTGCAAGTCCTTAAGGTCGTACTCTTCATAGCCGTCTTCCCCTTCGTTCCCTACAGCAATCTTTATGGGGATGTCGTCCGGGTACTGTGAAAGCCTGTCCAAAAGTCCTTTCTTTGTCATTGAAAATCCTCCTGTAAATGCAAACTCCATTAAACCTCTTTTTCGTTTTTTGGGCAAGTTTTTGCTAAAAAAAAGCTTTTGCATAAAGTCTTTTCTCATGGGCTACATTATTAACACACCTTCATATACAAGTGACAGGGGCGTAAAGCCCCAGCAGTCATTTGCCTCAACAAAAAGATGGCTTTCAAATGCCTTTTACCAGGAACTCAACCGCCATGCGGAGACGGCTTCCGGGGACTACAAGACCAAGGCTCAGCTTATGGTCGAGGGTATCGTTGACATGGCCATAGACCCTGAGAAGGACGACTACGTAAAGCTTGCGGCATCCAAATTCATAATCGAACACCTTGAGGGTAAGGCAGGTGTCGCACAGGAAGAGCACAAGGAAACCATGCCTAAGATGGTAATCCAGATTGACAAGGTTGACGCAACCATCATCAACAACAATGCGGCAATCAACACAAACCCTGAACCAAAGTCTGACATTGCGGAGGAAATAGTTTCTGAAGAAATATCAGGGGAGGATGAGGAATAATGGCGGACGAAAGGGTTGTGCACGTTACCGCTCCGCAGGGCGAGATAATGTGCTGCAAGAAGAGGTTCCGCATAGTCAACGCAGGAAGGCGTTTCGGCAAGTCATTCCTCTCAGGCTATGAAATGCTCATGCAGGCGGTCAACAAGAAGGGCTCAAGCATAGTCTACGTTGCCCCTACCCTGCCGGACGCAAGGAACATCATGTGGAGGGGCTGGCTCAAGGAGCATATCCCGCAGGCATACCTGACAAAATCCAATGAGCAGATGATGTACATGGAGTTCAAGAACGGCTCCTTCATACGGCTTGCCTCTGCGACTGACCCTGATTCGGTTCGTGGTACGGGTATAGACCTTCTTGTTATAGACGAGGCCGCGATGATTCAGTCAGGCGACCTCTGGCAGACCGTCCGCCCTAACCTTTCGGACAAATGGCATGACGGGCGGGCACTCATAATTTCAACCCCAAAGGGCTACAACTGGTTCTACGACCTCTTTGAAGCTGCAAAGCATGATGACGAGTGGGGTTGGTTCCAGTACACGACCATACAGGGCGGAAACGTTGACCAGAAGGAAATCGAGTCCGCAAAGAAAACGATGTCAAGGAAGATGTTCGAGCAGGAGTACCTTGCCTCATTCGAGACCATGAGCAACCGTGTCTACTTCAACTATGACAAGGACAAGAACTCCATTTCAATGCAGGACTGGTACGGAGCGGAAAAGACGGACATACACGTAGGCATAGACTTCAACGTAAACCCGATGACGGCAACCATCTGGGCGATTGACAAGGACCCTGAGCATAACGAGATTGCAGTCTGCTTTGATGAGATAGTGGACAGGAACTCCGACACGCAGGCCCTTGCTGATGAAATTAAGAGAAGGTACCCGGCCTGCCGCGTCAACTGCTACCCTGACCCGACGTGCCGCAAGAGGCAGACCAATGCGGTCGGAGGTGTCACTGACATGGACATACTCCAAAGGAACGGGTTTGACGTATTCGTTCCGTATGCACCATACGCAACGAGGGACAAGTTCAACTGCGTCAACACAAACCTTTGCAATGCCACCGGGTTCAGGCGGCTGTATATAGCCTTCGGAAGATGCCCTGAGCTCAGGAAGTCTTGGGACGGCTACACATACAAGGACAAGCAGGGCGTAAGCGAGCCGGACAAGTCCGGGGGACTGGACCACGTATCGGACTCTGCTGCCTACTTCATAAATTACAAATTCCCGATTAGGGACAGGACTTTGGGAAGGCCTGTCATTCTCGGAATGTAGGAGGAACTATGGTTACTGAATACCATCCTTATGTTTTGAAAATGGGTGCAAAATGGAAGCTTATCCGTGACTTTGTTGCGGGCGAGCATGAGATAAAGATGGCTGGGCCTGCCTACCTGCCGATGAAGAGCGGCCAGACGAAGGAAGATTACGACAAGTACAAGGCAAGGGCAAAGCCGGGGGACTACACCGACCAGGCCCTCAAGTCCATGCACGGGCTCATTTTCCGCCGCACTCCTGTCGTCGAAAAGCCTGATGACGAGCAGCTTGACCTTATCCTGAGCAACTTTGACCGGGAAGGCTCTTCCCTTTATCAGTTTGCCTCTGACGTTGCAATGGACAACATGCAGACGACCTTCGGGGGAATCCTCGTTGACATGCCTAAGAGTGAGGGTGTCGTAACGGTCTTTGACGCAAAGATGAGGGGAATTCGTCCTTACGCAAGGTACTACCCTGCGGAAAGCATAATCAACTGGAAGTACAAGGACATAAACGGGGTGAGCCAGCTGTCGCTCGTGGTGCTCCTTGAGATGGTTGATTCCGAGACGGGGGATGAGTTCAGCCATGACCTCGTTCCGCAGTACAGGGTTCTTGCCCTTGACGATTCCGGCTACTATCACGTAAGGGTTTTCAGGGAGTTTGACAGGGCCGGGAACAAGACCTTTGAGCAGGTTACTGACGACTACGTTATGATTAGGGGCGAGTACATCAAGTACATACCGTTTGAGTTCCTGCCCTTTAAGACACCCGAAAAGCCCATGCTTTACGGCCTTGCAGAGCTTCACAAGCACTACTACATGCAGTCCGCTGACTATGAGAACGGTGTCCACTGCACGACAATCCCTACAGGTTATGTTACCGGGTATACGCTCGGAAAGAAGCCAGACGGCTCACCCGAAGAAATCCGCCTGGGGGCTGACTCGTTCCTCAATTTTCCTGATGAGTCTGCAAGGGTCGGTACGCTCGTGTTTGCAGGCGAAGGATTGAACCATAGCGAACAGGCACTTGCAAAGACGGCAGAGGAGATAGGTGTACTCGGCACGAGGGCAATATCCCCTGACAAGGCGATGTCGGAAACGAAGGATGCCGCCCAGATACACAGGCAGGGAGAGAACTCAAAGCTTGCCACATACGCAAGGAACCTTGCGGAGAAATTCACAAAGGTGTTCCAGATAATGAGCGACTGGGTGGGTGCAGGAGGCCGCGTCAACATAGAGTTCAACGTTGACTTCGACACAATCGCATTTGACCCGAACGCAATCAACGCAATCGCAAACCTCTCACGCGACGGACGCTACCCTCTTCCATACGTATACGAAGCACTCAAGAAAGGAGAGTACCTCCCGAACAACTGTACGCTTGAGCAGTTTATCATGCTCATTTCAATTGAAGCTGCGGGCGTTTCCCCTGTCGATGAGTTCAACCTCTACCAGCAGATGCGGGAAGGAAAGAAGATTGTAATCCCGGAGTTCAAGAACCCGCTTGAGGACGACGGAGGCTCTGAAAGCCAAGAGGAAGAGGAGAAGGAAGAGCCGGAAGGGGAAGAAGAGTGATGGACGCATGTGAGGATGAGTTTTCCAAGCTTATCAACAAATCTCTTGGCCTTTCCCAGAACGTTGACAGGAGCAAGCTCGACGAAGACGTTCTGGAGAAGGTTGCAAGGAGGGAGAACCTTGTCCTTGTCATGGAGTCAAGGGGTAAGACCCCCTCCGAGATAAGGCGGTTCATAAAGGAGAAATTTTTTTGACGTACGACGAATACTTTGACAGGTACACGAAGCACCTCATAGACACTGAGTTTTACGCACAGTCTTGGGAGAACAGGCTCAACTCCCTTACCGAAAGGGTCAAGAAGCGGCTCAAGGACGTAATGGAAGGGTACGGTGTCATTACGTCCAAGGGCAAGTACCTCCAGTTTGCGAAGGAAGTGTCGGAGGCGATAGACGAAGAGGTTGACCCCTTCGCAAAGCTGTTTGACAGGGAGGAAAGGAAGCAGTCGGAGAAGGAATCGGACTGGCTTTCAAAGCTCCTTAAGGTAGCCCTTGGGGTTGCTGCCGTCATGTCTGCGATGAACTGGAGGAAGCTCAAGTCCCAGCCTTTCGGAAAGTACAAGGACAGGAAGGATTTCTTTGAATCCTACAAGACGAAAATGGAGAAGGCAGTCACCCTCCCCGCCTGGTCTTCCTATATCTTTGGAAGTGGCCTTTCGACGGTCAGTGCCGAGATGGACAGGACCTTTGACAAGCTGGGAAAAGAGGCTGGGGCTGACATACACCTTTCGGTCACTGCAAACCAGAGGAACACCCAGAGGCTCTTGCTTGAAGACTTGAGGGGGACGTCATACGTCTACGTTGCAATGCTTGACGATAAGACGTGTCCTGTCTGCGGTACGTACTCAGGTACAATTTATGACGACCTCACGAAAGCTCCCTTGCTCCCTATACACTACAACTGCAGGTGCTACTTTCTGCCAATCAAGAAGGGGGATAAATTCAGGCAGCCAAGCTACAGCGAGTGGTTTGAAAGGCAGGATGAAGAGTCAAAGAAAAAGATTCTCGGCCCGGCAAGGTTCAGGCTCTACGAGTCAGGAGTCCAGTTCAGTGAGTTCACTTCAAAAGGGCGCAAGCTGACCATGAAGGAACTGTTTGAAGAGTTCGGGGAAGGAGACTGAGTTTTCTTTGCTAAAAAAATACTTGCACACTTAAATGGCGGTATGGCTGAAAACTTTCCTCTTGAGGTGAGTAGGCCAAATTTTAGACAAGAGGATATTGTATGGACTCAAAACAGATTATTACATTCAGCAACCCGATGATTGGAGAGCTTAGAGGATTTCTTGACGAAAAGACGCAGGAGCCTTGGTTCTTTGCAGGAAAGGTATGCGACTGCCTTAAAATCAAAAATTCAAATGATGCCTTAAAAGGTATTGAAGAAAGACATTTGAAATACGGAGACAAAATAAAGGGTGTAGGAATTTCCTATACCTTTATTAAAACTCTAAAAGGAACCCAAAAGGTTAATATTATCAGTGAAAGAATACTTTATGAGTTGATATTCCGTAGTAATACACAAAAGGCTTTTGAATTTCAGAATTGGGTATGGGGAGAAGTCCTTCCTGCCCTCCGCAAGCATGGCGAGTACCGCATGGAGGGAAAACTTATCCGCCGCTCGTTCACTGATACCGTCAAGGACAGCAAAGAAAACGAGCGCATGCACGGCCATGCCTACTCCAACTATACAGTCCTTATAAACAAATCGCTTGGGCTTGGCAACAAGGTGGACAGGAATACTTTGTCTGATGAAACCCTTGAAAAACTGGCAAAGAAGGAAGACTTGGTAAGGTGTATGATAGCTGACGGAAAACAGTACGGTGAGATAAAGGCTTTTCTTCTTGAGAGTTAAAACCTGTTATTTCTTTGCCAAAAAAAAATACCGTATCTAAGATATTTTTCAGAGATACTGGGTAGATTGTCACTAGGCCCAAGGAGGTATATCAATGATTTGGCAGGATTACATAGCCTACCCGGACGATAATGTGCCGGACATAGGGAGCATTGAGCCAATTAGCAATGACAATGGCGTAAGGGAATACCGCCTCCTTGCAGTAGACCTGGACAAACTCAATTCTACAGTTACATATTGCGGCGACGGCTCTACGGCTTACGTGACCGACACTGGTGCCATCTACATGTTCCAAGACGGGACATGGTATGAAATGTAAGGGGGTGGCCCGATGGATGTCGTTACCCTGGCTGTGGCCAAAAAATATTGTGATGATTCGATACTGGGAACGGCTGGCCCTATAAGGGGAAAGCCCTGTACAATCAGCTCCATAGAACCCATTGAGGGCGGGAACAAGGTTACGTACCTCTGGACGGACAATGCAGGCTCAACCCGCACGTCGGTAATGATTGTCATGGACGGTCAGGACGGGTCTGACGTTACCGCCATAGAGATAGACGAGAACAACCATTTCGTATTCACTTTCAGTGACGGAAGGACTATAGACGGCGGGGAGGTTCCCTGCGTGGACTCTGCCGACAAGGTTGCCTACGAGAACGAGGGGTACCCGGAAATAGAAACGGTCAAGGATGCCTTGGACGCTGCCCTTCTTGGCGGTGCGAACCTTCAGAACCCGATAACGGTTTCAAACCCTGTGGGCTCTGCAACAAGCGGTAAGACCTATGCAAAGGGAACCCCGCTTGAGACGCTCATAAAAGACATGCTCGTAAAGGAAGTAGCCCCAGGCCTTACGCTTACAATCCAGCCTGCGACAACCCTTTATGACGTTGTGGAGGACACAGTGTCAGCCGTGCTTATGAAGGCAGCCGTAACAAAGAACACTTACGACTTGTCAAAGGTGGACTTCTACCTTGACGGTGCCCTCAAGCATACGGAGAATATTTCTACACCCGGCACATACCAGTTCAACATGACGTGGACGCTGCCGACAAACTCAAACTTCACGCTCAAGGCAGTTGTTGCCGACCGCAAGCCGGGAGTGCCGATGAGCACTTCAAAGGAAATAGCGGTCAAATTCGTGGGCAAGTCATACTACGGAACCGTTGATGCTACGGTGGGTGAACCAACTGAGGCCATCATAAAGTCACTCCAGAACAGGACGCTCAAGGACGGTAAGAACCTTACCTACAGCGGAATCAATATGGACTACGGAAAGGTTGTTTACGCCTACCCTGCTTCCTTCGGCAACCTAAGCTCAATTAAGGACGTTCCCAACAATATCCAATATTGGCCGAATAGCTTTACAAAGACCGTAGTTAACGTAGACGGAATATCATACAACTGCTACACGCAGAATGATCCAAGCGCGGCTGAGGACATTCAGCTGACATTCAGCTGATTGAGGAGGATGCTATGTCTATTTCAATGCTCGACAACATCGGGTACAAAGGAAAGAAGCCAGACAATGTTCGTAGTTTTTTCGAGACCAAGGCAGACATGGTGGCTTTCTCCGAAAATTACCTGCCCGATATTTACATAACACTTTGCGGTGAGGACGGCAACCAGTACAAGTTCAACCGCTCCAACCCAGAAGACCCAGACCTCGGCAAGTGGCGGCTCCTTGAGGGTGGCAGCGGTGGCGACCTCTCTTCCTACTACACAAAGACCGAGACCAATACCCTCCTTGACGGTAAGGTTAGCGTAGAGGCGGGAAAGGGCCTCAGTTCAAATGACTTTACTGCAGAGGAGAAGACAAAGCTCGCAGGGCTTGAGAACTATGACGACACCGCGCTTGACGCTAGGGTTGCCGCAAACAGGACGGACATCAACACCCTTAACGGCGGTGTTGAGATAACGGGTTCGGTAGACAGGAAGGTGAACTCATGCCTTACAGCCAGCAAGACATACACCGACACGAGCATACAGAACGCAATCAACCAGACTGCAATAGTCTGCGACGAGAAGCCGACCATAAGCGGTAACACTATAACGTACTACCAGGGCGGGGTCGAGAAAACCGTAACGTCAGACAACAAGACGAAGTTCTACTACACCGCGTCCGGCACGAACTACTCGACGATATGGATTGAAGGGACTGAGTTTACGGACACGCTTGCGAGCGTAAACTTCTCGGACTATGTATCAAAGACCAACGACGTGACATCAGAATACACGGGGTCAGACCCCGACAAGACGAAGGTTCCCGACATAGGGGCACTGGACGACCTCAAGGCTCTCATTGACGACGACCTTGACGACAAGGTGGGGGTTGAGGACGTTGACTCAAGCGTTACTGCGGGAAGCGACAACCCGGTAAAGTCATCCGCACTCTACACGAAATTTGGGGAAAAGGTGGACGTAGCGCAGGGAATCCTGAACGAAGGCAAGGTTCTGAGGGTCAATAACGAGGGCAACCTTGTCCTTGCAGACCCAAGCGCACTGGGCGGCGACGCTTCGGGTGTCAGCTACACCAACGCGGACTTCGCAAGCCTTGACAACGTTAAGAAGGCCCTGGACAACCTGTTTGCGAAGGTCTACTACGTTGAGCCAAAGATTAACAGCTTCACCATGACACCAAGCACAACTGAGTACGAGGTCGGCCAGACTGTCAGCGAGGTTTCCTTCGCATGGGCATACAACAAGGATGTCGTCTCACAGACGCTCACGGACTGTACTCTTGCAGACGAGACGGTAAGGACGGCGACATACTCTACGCCAATCAGCTCAAACAAGACGTTCACGCTTACTGCAAGCGACGGTGAGAAGTCTGTTACGGCAAGCAAGAGCATTTCGTTCAAGCATAAGATTTACTGGGGAAGCAGTGCTACTACGGCAGACTTCACATCTGCCTTTATACTCGGCTTGAGCGGAAAGAAGTTTGCCACAGGGTATAAGGGAAGCTACTCAATGACAGTTGGTTCGGGAGAGTACGGCTACCTCTGCTACCCAAGTTCATGGGGTAACGTTTCAAGTTGGTGGATAGGCGGTTTCGAGGTCACGACGACAGACTGCGGAACCATATCGTTCACCAATGCAAGCGGAAACACCACTACATTCAGAATAACAAGGACTTCAAAGCCAGGTTTGGGTTCTATAACCGCAGAAGTCAAATAAAGACAGAGAGGAGAAACGGATATGTCCATAAAATTAGCTGATACACTGGCTCCGATGGGAGACTTTCCCGCCGTAGAGTCAGACAATGTTGATATAACGATAGATGGAAGCCCAAAGTCTCTGCAGCAGGCTTATGAAGACGGAGACTTGGGTGGTGGCGGTTCCTCCATACAGGTAGAGACCATGCCCGCGGCATCCGCTGAAAATGTCGGAAAGATAGTCCAGTATGTAGGTGCAACTGGTTCATACAAGAAAGGACATTTCTATGAGTGTATCTATAATTGTTATGACGCAATTGAGTCTAAGTATTCTTGGAAGGAAGTTGACCATGTAAGATTCAATCATGTGGTTTATCACCAGACTACAGAACCGATAAATAGTGATTTTATTGCAGGTGATATAATATATTACACAGGTACTCTGACAGAGAAGTTTAAGCCGAATCATTATTACCGTGCATTGCCTAGTATTGGAACGATGGAAAAATATACATTTATTATGGATGACGTAATGACAGGTGGCAGGGTTTTTTGGTCTTACACTCCGTTTGAGTATAGGCTTGGATTTATTATCTATCCTACAAGTAGTGGTGGAGAATGGGAGCCTTATGAGATTACTTCCATTACGGACGAGAAAGTTACGATAACACCTTACGGAGACTGGGGCGGTGAGCCGTTGGAGTTTGACGGCATATTGTATACTTCTGATGTCAAGGATTGGGAAGAACTTGAGGGCGGTGGCGGAGACGAAGAGTTCATAGGAACTCAAGCTGAATGGAACGCACTTACCGCACAAGAGAAAGAAAAATATGATGGTAAAATTGTAAATATTGTTGAAGATGGAAAAACTTCTACGCAAGAAGTAGAAGAATTGACAAATTATTTATTTACAGAACAAGCTCTGGCTGCTTTCCCTGATATTACTCAAAGATTTCATGTTTACAAGTATGGACGACTTATTCAAATTAGTTGTGATAATCTTCAACTAAACAGGACCTTATTGAATAGTGACTATTTTAAAATAGCAGAGGGACTTCCTGCACCCGTATATACTGTCAATTTTACATATCCAACATATCCAGATGATTCCGTAGGGAAAAATGGTATAGCTACTGCTTATGTGGGAACTGGCGGGAATGTTATGCTTAGACATATTGGTATGATTAGCGATTCAGCAACATATTTACAAGGCTTTACTGTGGTTTATTTAACAAGGGAGGTGTAAAAATAATGAGTGTAAATGTATATAATAAAACTGAAGATAAACTTATTCCGGTGGCAGGTGGTACGGTTTACGCAGATAGCCCTATTGGTAGTATTATCCCCTATGGTGGTTCACAACTTCCTGCAGGGTGGTTTATCTGCGATGGTAGGTCTTTATCTAAAAATGATTATTTTGATTTATGGAAAGTTATTGGTTACAATTATGGCGGAAGCGATTCAACCTTTAATCTTCCTGACCTAAGAGATAAGGCTGTTATGGGTGCTGGAACAAATGGTGCTTTAGGTGCATCACAGTCAGCTCAACTACCTAACATTACAGGTAAAATTGATAATAAAAGTGGTACATTCGGTATAATGGGTTTCAGTTCGTCAACAAGCAACTTTAGTGGAGCTTTTAAAGGTTCAGAGGCAAAAGGAGCAGTATATACGGGACAAAACAATACATCGGCTTGCAAGGTAGTGACATTTGACGCTTCGGGTTCTGGTGCTTCGACTGATATAAACGGAAATAATGTTTATACAAATAATGGTGAAACAAGACCTGCGAATGTAAGGCTCAACTTTATTATTAAAGCTAAACACACTCCTGTTCCTGCTGATTTCTCAGATTCTTTAATAGGTTACTTAGGGGAAGAAACAAATTACAATCTTTATCCGTGGTCACACACAAGAACTCAAAATGATAAAGAAACTACCCAAGATATTGTAATTGAAAAAGACGGTTGGTATTTTATAGATTATACATTAACAAATAGCACTGATACGAACCATACCTTTACGCTTAGAGATTTTGACAGTCAAGGAGAAGTCCATACTGTAATGAGATGTCATTATGATAAGAGTGGTACTTTTAGACAGACATCTCTTGTTCCTTTAAAAGCAGGAACTTATAGATATAGTCATGGCGGTATTGGCACGCTTAATGTATATATGAACCGTAGAGATTTTGCTTAGACTGATATTAAGGCACGGTGAAAAAGCCGTGCTTTTTTTATTTTAAATTCCTTTGCGCATTTTTTGCTAAAAAAAAATTCACTTCATAAGATTGCTCTAAGGCTGGGGAAACTGTACGCAGGCGCGTAAGCCCGGCCACTTAACAATGCAGGAGCATAAACATGATTACAGTGGAAGAATTTCTCAAGACCGTAGCAGGCGATACGGAAGAACCTACTGAAACACAGAGGAAGCTGGCACAGAGTCTTTTTGACATGTATGACAAGGACGTACAGGGCCTCAAGGTCACTAACGCCCAGCTCAAGGAAGAAAAGACTAAGGAAGTGGAGAAGTACAGGGCTGAAAAGGCAAAGCTGGAGGAAGCTTCAAAATCCTTCGAGGAGCAGCTCAAGGCTGCCCAGGAACAGATTGCGAAGAACAACCCGGACGATGCAAAGCAGTATTACAACACGCAACTTGCCAACGTCGAAGCAAGCTACAAGGCACAGATTGCCGAAAGGGACAAGGCTCTCAGTGAGAAGCTGGAACTCATTAAGCAGTATGAGCGCAAGGACTTGCTCCGCTCTCAGGAAGTGGAGTTCGACAGGGAAATCAGGAAGACTTCGGCTGACCCAAAGACCTACGACTGGATAAAGACGTTGGTTCTCGGCGAAAACGGAGACCGCTTCATGCCACATGAAACAAGCGAAGGAACTATGTTCTGGGCTACTGACAACAGTGGCGAGACCATATCCAACCGCATAGACAAAATTCTGAACTCGGACGCAGGAAAAAGATTCTGTACGTTCAACTCTTCTGGAGCCGGAGCGGAAGGCGGCACAAAGAGCGGGCTTGCAGGTCCTAACCCGTTCAAGACAGGGGACATTACGGCCCAGATGGAACTCTACCGTAAGGACCCTGAAAAATACAGGCAGATGGAGGCAGTTGCTAATATGGCAACAGCTGCAAATGCCTAACAAAAGGAGACTTAACCTATGGCTTATACAAAAATCAGCGACCTTATCGTACCAGAGATTTTCACCAAGTACATGATTCAGGAAAGCGTTGACAAGAACGCTTTCATCAAGTCCGGCATTGCGGCTCCCGACCCTGCAGTAAACATTACTGCTGGCGGTACAACCGTAAACGTGCCGTTCTTTGAATCTCTTGACGCTGAAGATGAAATCATCACCGAAGACGGAGCAACAACTATTAACAGCATCAGTGCTGCAAAGGACGTTGCTGCTGTACTCGCACGTACAGTAGGCTTCGGTGCAACAGACCTTTCACGCCTGTTCTCTGGAGCAGACCCGATGAAGGCAATTATTGCCCAGCTCGGAAACCTTTGGGCAAAACGCTTCACAGAGGTAATCAAGAATGTCCTCAAGGGTATCTTTGGCGTTGCAGCATTGTCAGCCAACGTTCTTGACAACTCTACACATGACCTCAGCGCAGGCGTAATGACAGACGCAATGTACCTTCTCGGCGACAACTCTGAAAAGGTTTCTGCCATCGCAATGCACTCCAAGGTACTTGCAAAGCTCAAGAAGCTTGACATCCTTGACCGCAACACGTTCATGCCGTCTGCAATGCCCACTGACTATCAGACATACATGGGCCGCCGCGTAATCGTTGACGACACACTCGCCGCAACAAGTGACGTGTACCCAATCTACCTCTTCGGTAACGGTGCCATCGCATTCAATGAAAACCCTGAGCTTGCAACAGTTGAAACTGACCGCGACATAGTTGAACACAAGGATGTACTCGTAACAAACCGCGTATTCACAATGCATCCTCGCGGAGTCAAGTGGATTGGCACAGCAGCAGGCGAAACACCTATCAATGCAGAACTTGCAACATCTACAAACTGGGAACTCGTAGAGAACCCGAAGAACGTCAAGATTGCATGTGTCAAGACACTTATATCTTAAGGAGACCTTATGGGACTGACCGCTTTTAATGCCATGCGGAGACGCAAGGCTGCAAAGGCGGCAGAGCTTAAGAAACAGGCTGAACCCGCGAAGAAGGCTGACCCTGAAAAACAGGAACTGCCTTCCAAGCAGGAGCAGGCTGCAAAGGAAAGCACTGCCGTGAAGGAAGAAAAGGCTGAGCCTGAAAAGAAGGAACAGCCAGTAAAGAACAGCAAGAAGCAGGCTCCAAAAGAACCTGCTGAACAGCCGGAAGGCTAAGGCAAAGGACTATGGCGGAAGTAGAGACAAAGACATCAACGTTCAACATTGACCTGATAGTTGAGGACGGCAGGGGCGTGTCCAATGCCAACTCATACGTCTCTACGGAGTACGCCGACGCCTTCGCAAAGAACCGGAATTACGACACCTGGCTCACGCAGTCCAACTACGTGAAGCGGGCTGCCGTAATAAAGGCGATGGATTATGTTGACAACATATTCAACTGGAAGGGAAGGAAGAAGTACCGCGATCAGCCCCTGTGCTTCCCCCGCGTTGACATAATCGACGGTGACGGGTTCGACCGTTCGGGTGAGATTCCTGAAGGACTGAAGAAGGCAGTCTGTGAGGCGGCCTTCTATGTGGTTGACCAGTACACCCTTTTCGGGAAGCAGGACCCGAACGGCCCTCTTGCCAAGGAAAGGAAGAAGGCTGACGTTGCGGAAATAGAGATTGAAAGGAAGTTCTTCACTAAGGACGAGGTTCAGCTCGACTACACAAGTGCGTTTCAGGCTTTGGACAGGTTCCTCAAGGGACTTTACTGGGACGCAAACGACAAGGCCTGTGTGAACCATAGGGCTGTCTGGAGCAACTGATGGCAACTGACTGGAAGAAATTTGCAGATGACATTCGCAAGGGTGTTCTTGAGGAGCTTGGCGGGAAGCGCGGGAATATTACCGTGTCCGTCCCTGACGGAGCATCCACCCGCTCAAAGACGGGCAAGAAGATTCCTGCAACAGTGACGCTCTACAAGGGTACTGCCGTAATGGGCAAGTACAACTCAGAGTTCCCCTCCACTACTGAAACAATCATACAGGCCGGAGATGTTAAGTTCGTCGCTCAGTTTGAAGACCCGTCTTTCATGCCCTCTGAAAAGAAGGACGAGACGATAACGTTCGGCGGGGTAAGCTACAAGATAATTAACGTTGGGCAGGTGGCTCCTGACGGCGAGACCAACGTTGTGTTCGTAATACAGGCTCGAAGGGTTAACTAATGGCCAGGGGCGGCAGTTTCAAGGCCCGTCTAAAGGCCAATACCAAAATCAAAGTAAGAATGAACATCCCTCAGGAGATGAAGGATGTCATCAAAGGTAAGAATACCTCCAAGGGAAAGGACAGCCTTGAGGCTGAAATCAATAAGGCCGTGTCAAAGGCAGTCAAAGAGTCCGGCCTTATGAAAAAGGCTACAGCCGTACTGAACAAGGAAATAGCAAAAAAGAGCGGGGAAGAATCCTGTGCCAAGAAAAGGCGCACTCCCTCAAAACAAAAAGGCCCGCTCGTAACGACAAAGCACATAGACTGGAAAAAATCAAAGAAGGCTTCAGGTCCTGTCTCTGCAACAATGAACCTTGGGGTTACTTCAAGCAAGGCAAAGGACAGGGTGTGGGCGGCCGCAAAGCTCTTCTACCAGATTATAGCGAACACTCCGCTTGACGAGGACTATGAGTACACAAGGAAACCAAAGAAGTCAAAGGAAATAAAGGAGAAGAAGGCCTTTAAGTTCGTAAAGGGCGAGGACGGGCTTATGAAGGTTGTTCCTGTCGCGGTGGCTAAGCCCGTGTACAAGGCGTTGCACAAGGCGGACGACAAGGTTACGAGGAACAACTGGGTGCTGAAAATAACCACAAGAGGCGGTTCCTGCGAGCTCCACTCAGGCTCGCTTGGAATAAACTTTGACCAGCCATCTGATACTGGATGGACTGCCGTTGCAGACCAGATAAGGGCACAGACCGGGCGTTTCATTCCCTTGACTGTGGACATAGAGAACAAAGACCCCTACATAGACGTGCTTGAGTACGGAAGGTACAACTCCACTTCAACAGAAAAGCATCAGGGTGCAATGTACCAGCACGGTACGGTAGGCGGATATTCGGTGCAGGCCCCAAGGGGAATAATGCGCGTGGCCGCGAGCCAGCTCAACAACCTTCAGCTTGACGCGGACAGGGAGAGTGGCGGCGCAATCACTGACAGTATGCTCAGCGCAATCCCGAAGGTAACACTCAAGCTCAATTCTGACAACCTTGCAGACTACTCCCCTGTGAACGAGGCCATAGAGAATGCCGCAAGGACAGCAGAGGAAAGCGGCGAGTTCATTTCAGAACGGCAGATGGGTGAGCTCTTTATGAGCGATAAGCCCACCGTAGACCTTGTGATAAAGAGAAGTCAAAGGGCTGCAAAGGCCGCGAACACGAGGGCGTTTAATAAACAGGTTGGAACGGACGCAGTTGCGGAAGCTTTGTTTAAGGAAGTGCAGAAGCAGTCAAAGGTCATATCAAGGCGGGAACGTGCGGAGAACCGTGCGCTCAAGGAAATCTCAGGCAACCAAATGTCGGCGGTTAGGGCTGCGGGAAGGCTTGGAGCAAACTTGGACCGGGAAGTTGAAAGGGAACTGAAGATAATTCTGAAGAGCCAGAAGACAAGCGTGGCGAAGGCTGTGGCAGAAAAGAAGCCGCCAAAGACAGACAAGGCAATCGCAATAAAAGAAAACTACTACCTGTTTGAAATACCGGGCAAAGACTTTGCAATCATCGTAGAGGATGACGGAGAAATGTACAGGTATGCACTGGATGATGCAAAGTACGCAAACTACGGAAAAAAAGAAGACTTCAAGAAAAATATCAAGTTTATGAAGGACGAAGCCTTCCTGAAGGCACTGAAAGGAGTGCTTACGGAAGAAGAGCTTTACTCTGCTGATGAACAATCCCTTATCAAACTTACGGAGGACTGAACGAATGGAAAAGGAAAAGACACTTGTAACGGACACATACATCGAAAAGAAGCTAAAAAAATACTTTCGTGATAACTTGCCTCAATACGTAGAGGGACCAGACGCATGGAAAATCAACTGGTCTCCCAACATAGCGTTTGAAAGGCCTAGCGACCTGTACTGGCTTGACCTGTTCTTCATTCCGGGGGAGCCGTTCCAGCAGGAACTCGGCAACTGGGGTAGGAACCGCTGGTCAGGAATATTGCAGGTCAATATATGCACACCAAAGTCTGAGGTCACGGTCGAGGACGGCATAGACACAGACGAAGATGACGATTTCGGCACGTCCGCTATGGACCGCTGCTACAACGATATAGCAGAGGTCTTCAAGCGCGGCGTTGTATTTGACGGCATAAGAATCCACAAGTGCTACCGCAACACTTCCGCATTGCAGGTGTACGACGACTTCTGTGCCTTGCCCGTCACAATCGAGTGGCAGGCAGACTTAAGCAACTAACGGAGGATTATTGCTATGGCATATTCTATAGCAGATGCAGAACCTACCTTTGACCTCCCCGCTGGTTCGGCGAGCGACTTCTACCTGAGCCGCGAAATCAACGACCGCGAGGACGACAACAATGGCAAGACTGTTAAAAAACACGGGCTTTGGAGATACCCATTCCTCACCCGTAGGACTGGTGATTCCCTTGTCGGTACAAACGAGCAGATTAACAGCTCCGAGTTCCGCCACGGACGCACCGCAGCGAAAGTCAAGCTTGGCAACGCTTCATCAAGCGGAAACCTTGACCTTGAGCTTTCCCCTGAAACCTTTGACGACCAGCTTGAGGGCGTGTTCCGCGACAAGTTCGTTCGCTTCTTCCATGACGGCCAGAAGGACTTGATTACCAAGGACTACATGACACCGAAGGGTTACATCCACGTCAACGGTGACGACGGCACCTACAACCAGTGGTACGACTCCACTAAGGAAGGCAAGCGCGTTACACAGGTTCCTCTTTTCTATACAGGAAATGAGGCTGGCACAGAGGAAGATCCATTCGGACTTATCAAGGTTAGCCCTGAAAAGCTCAATGACCGCTCAAAGAACCCTCTCGGAAAGTTCATTGCACACGAGCTCCATATCGGTAACACTCCGGTAAAATACTCTGCCCTTTCACGCATCCCGATTACTGAGAAGGCAATCCGCCTCCAGAATTTCCGCCATGTTGAAATGGGCGAACTGAACCTCAACGTTGCAGTAAATGCAATCGTAACTGGTTCATTCAGCATGAACGGTTCCAATAACCCTGACTACTACACTGAGTCAGCCGAAAAAGGCAAGACCCGCATGGCAGACCAGATGTACGACAAGAAGGTTATGGCAACAGGAGCCACTGAGGACTTCTACTCAACTGACTACCGTGACGCAGCTGAACGCTTCGTAGCCGCAGCCCGCAACACAACAAAGTCAACTGACACTGACCAGTTCACAGCCCTCGACGGTTTCTTGTACGTAAACGGACACCAGCTCCAGTTTGCATCCGCACTTACAATGGACCTGAACAACAACCTTCAGGCCATCAACGCAATCTTCGTCAAGAATGCGATTGCAAACCTCTCCCCTTCACTTGCAGTTACAGGCAACATCACTGCCTACTTCACTGACGGTGAAAAGGACGGTACAGGCAAGAAGTACGGAGCCGACGACCTTAAGAACCTTGCAAGCCAGAACAAGGACACTGAAATCCTCTACGCCTTCATCGACAAGGAAGACCCCGAGGTTATCTACTTGTTCCAGGTGTTCAAGGCAACAATATCCGCACCTACCGAAACAAAGGATGCCGAGAGCCCAATCAGCCTCGACCTGCCCTACACCTCTTACGGTGAAATGGCAGTACGCCTCCTCCGCCTTGCCATTCCGAAGATTTCATTCATCGACATGGACATGGGCGGCATGATTGACGGCGGCGACATGACCAAGCTGGACGTAACGCTCATTCCGAACGTTCCGCTCGACAAGGAAGCACCCGCAGTTGCAGAAGGCATATTCTCCGACAAGGACTACATCGACAGTGCAAACACAAACGGTCTCTACGTATTCAATGACGCAGAGTTCACAGTATATGACGCAGACGGAAACAAGCTTGAGAACGAAGTTACTGTTGACACCTCGACACTCGCCATCGGCGCAGACGGAGAGATTACTGCAACACTCAACTTCGGAACTGCACTTGAAGTCGGCCAGACAGTAAAGGTCAAGCTTACTGTAAACGGTGCAAACCGCGAGGCAGGAAAGGAAGTCGCACCTGACCTCCCTTACCTCCGCATGGGCGACGCATACAAGGACAGCCTCTATTCAGCTGGCTACGTTGCAGTCCAGGCAGGCGACACAATCAATGTGCTCACTGCAAAGGCATCAGGCGACACTGCTGAGGATGACCTCATCTACAAGTCTTATGCTGCAATGTCAGCAGACGACATCAAGGTTACTTCCTCCGACGAGGCGGTTGCCACAGTTGAGGGTGCTGTCGTGACAATAAGCGGTACTGCTGCAGAAGGTGCAAAGGCTACAATCACGGTAACGTCAAAGTATGACGCAGCCGTATTCCTTGCCTTTGACGTGCAGATTGGCGGACAGCCACCTGTTCCTGTTGACGCACAGACACCTACATTCAGCGGAACCCTTGCGGATGCCTCATACGAGACAACCGACACACCGGATGCACTTGTCGGTACAGCAACCGTTACTGACGGCGGAACAGTCACCTACCAGTGGTACAAGGACAACGTTGCCATCGAAGGTGCGACAAGCGCGACATACACGCCTGACATATCTGCTGAAGGCAAGTTCGTCTACAAGGTTGTTGCAACCAACACCAACGCCGAGGCTACGGGCCAGACTACTGCAACGGCAGACCAGAGCTGCACTATAACGGTAGTACAGGGCTAACACGGAATGAAGGCTGGGCGGCTTGCCTTAAAAGCCGCATTCACCTACTGGCGGAGGAAACACCAGATGCCTTTCGGGTGCGTAGGCTAAAAACAAGCACCCGCTTTTTAGAACCAACAAAAGGACATTCTTATGGAAAACACAATCGACATTGCCTCATTCTTCACGAAGAAGAACGAGGAGGAAGGCATTTGGTATGAGCCGAAGGTCGAAGGACGCGGCATAGGCATAGAGTTCAAGCTTCTCGGAAAGGCAAGCGACGCAAACACAATCGCAAGCGAAGTCTACGAGAAGGAGACTGACGAGGCTTCCAAAGAGAAGGATGCGGTCAAGCGCAGGGACAAGAACGACAAGGCACTCGCAAAGCGCATTGCCGCAGTCGTTACGGACGTAAGGGCGACGGAAGGGAATACGGTGTTCATTGAAGGCAAGCCTTTGACGTACTCAAGGGAGACAGTAGAGTACATTCTCCTCCAGTCATCCGTAATCAGCGAGGACATCCTCAAGGCGTTCATTGAGCGTGAAAATTTTATGACGAAGAAGCATTGAAATCAGCCGTCCGGCAATACTTCTTCTTATACTGGCCCCACTCCGTCAAGAAGCAGACCAGGGACGGCAAGACAGGAAAGGTCCGCGAGGAGACGGAGACAGGGATAAGGAACTCCGACAGGAGGGACTTCCTCAAGTCTAAGTTCGGCGAGGAGAAATGGAACAACCTCGTCAAGAACGATTCACACTATAAGCAGTACCGGGAGCCGGAGGTTCCCAACGGCTGCAGGTGGATATTCAACCAGTTCCTGTACATATACTTCAACTCAGGGTTCAGCCCGATGAGCGGTGCCTCCATGATGACGTTCCAGAGCCTTAACGACTATGTGGCGTGTATGGGCGCACCGCTTACGATTGCTGAAAAAAAATTAATACTCAAAATGAAAGGATGGGCGGGAGAAGTCATAGCCGACTTCGACAAGAAGCCCGACAAGAAAGGAGCGTAGAATGGCAGAAAAGAAGGCTGCAAAGACAGCCGTAAAGAAGGAAGCTAAGAAGACCCCTGCAAGGGGAAAGGTCATTGAGATTACGAAGTTCTTCAACATCACGAGGGAGAAGGAAGGCGTATGGTACGAGCCCAAGATAAACGGGGTTCCCCTTGGCCTTGAGCTCAAGGTCCTCGGCCCGGCGGCAGAGGCTGTAAGGAAGGCTTCCGTAGAGTACGACAAGGCACACGAAAAGGTAGAGGAGCTTTTCAAGAAAGAGCCTGGTAAGGCTTTGGACATGGAGCAGGAGGCACTTGCAAAGAGGGCTGCCGCATGTGTCGTTGGCATAAGGGGAAAGGACGGGAATACAATCACCATTGACGGCAAGCCACTCGTATTCTCTGATGAGTTTGCGGAACGCCTGTTCTTTGAGAACGGGGACATAACCGGGGACGTGCTTGCAGCCTCTCTGGACGGCAACATGTTCAAATAACATACTGCACGAAACCTTGAAATAAAACTGTTGAAGGAGTGGAATTATGGCAGACGTAGAATTAAACCTTAACGGCAATATTGTAAACCAATTCAAGGCATTGGCGAAGGAAGCCAGTGAAGCGCAGAAGTCCATCGAAAGGCTCAAGAAGCAGATGGAGTCCATGACGGCCAAAGGTTCCCCTGCCTTCAACAGCAAGACAAGCCAGATACTGTCATCTACAAGCTTTAGCTCCATACAAGACTTGTTTGCCGAAATCAAGTCAAACAAGCTTATGGGTGCGCCTGGAGGAACCCAGACGGCACAAGCTGCAAAACAGCTTACAAACCTCCGCAATATACTGAAAAGCGTAGGCAACAAGGAACTCCAGGAAGACATAGGCGGCGTAACGGGACGAATAGATAACGTCGTAAGGGCGATGGGTGGAAAAGCTCCGGGAAAGAATCCTTTGTCGCAGGTTATGATACCAGAAGCCCAGCTCAAGGGGCATGAAGAGGAGATAAAGAAGTCCATACTTGGAATCTCCGACTACATCATAAAGCTTGAGAAGTCACTGACAGGCATCAACAGTGTTGCTCAAAAAGAGTACAAAAAGGCAAACCCAAAGAAAGCTCAGAATGACTGGAAGAATGACGTAAGGACCAAGGACTTTTCTTATAGTTCTGAAAGATACGCCAAGGACGAAAAATACAGGAAGCATGTAGACAATGCCATGAATTATTACCAGATGAAGGCTGCTAACTACGGAACCATCGGTGAGTCTGCATTGACCAATGCTTCCCTGAAAGCCGGGAAGATGTTCGGAAATACGAAGACCCAGTATAACGGGTTCTTCCAGGAGCTTGCACAAGGTCTTAGGAATGGCATAAATGACGGCATGAAAGATTTTGACCTTGGGGAGCTTCTTAGTGAAAACATAAAGAAAGGCGGAAGGTTCAAGAAGCAGAATAAGATTCTGGAAAAACTTGGATATGACTCAGACTTTCTTGGCATGACGGAAGCCTTCCAGAACACAAAGTCATTCAAGGAGTTCGCAGACAAAAAGCGGGCTGAGATGGGTGAGTTCGGAAAAAACTGGGACAACAAGAGCATATTCTCTGCCTTCAAGGGGACTGCCGAGTTCAAGGAACTTACCAAGAAGGTAAAAGAAAATAAGGAGATAGATTTCTCCAAGCTGACAAAACAGGACAGGTCCAAGGTTCTCGCAGGCCTTTCAAACAACAAAGAAGCGGCTGGTATGATGGGCGGCCTTAAGATGGGAGGTGTGTTCCTTACTGCTGCGGCTGGAGTTACAAAGCTGGCGGAGGCCGCATTAAACTTAGGAAAAGAAGCTGTCCGTGCATACGAGGGAGTTGAACAGTTAAAGACGCAGCTTGGTGTTGTATTCGGAAGTACAGTTCAGTCTGATGCTGCTTTTTCTGAAATCGAAGCTTATGCTAAAAAGTCTCCTTTTGGCGTTGAAAACATGACACAGCAGGCGATTCTGCTCAAACAGTCTGGTGTGTACGCTTCAGAACTTATGGACACAATGAAACGTATAGGAGATATATCATCCGGCAATAACGAGAAGATGAAGTCAATGTCTCAGGTTTATGCAAGGGTTATGTCTTCACAAACTGTTACAGCCCGTGACATGAGGCAGCTCTCTACGGCTGGCGTTCCGTCTTACACTGCCCTTGCAGATGCAATGGGAATAGACCGTGGCCAGATAAGAAGCAAACTCCAGGCGGGACAAGTTTCTGCTATGGACTTCAAGAAGATGATAGAAAACCTCACCAATAAAGGTGGTATGTTTTATGGAGCAACCGAGATAGGCGCAAAGACCCTGGCTGCTAGAAAACAGAATTTGAGTGATGCAAGCCAAATGGCTAAAGCAAGTGTTGGGGAATGGCTTCTCCGAGACCCATTAAAAGCTTTAGGATTAAACCTGAACAAAACTGGCAGAGTTGAGGATGGATGGTACGGTCAGGTGCTTGGCTGGCTGGAAAAGATAAACGGAACTATCGAACGCAGTGCTGAGTACGCAAATAAAAAGATGGACGTTGAGGTTCCTGAAAACATAATAAAAGAATACAACAAGCAAATGGCTATTGTAAATAATTCAGATAAAAGTGACATCGAAAGGGCAGTAGCAGCAGAAGAGGCAAAAAAACTGGCAGACAGTTATTCTGTTGCTGTCGGAAAGTCTTACAGTTCCCAAGACTGGCTTTACAATCAGGTGGGCTCTGCGGATAAAGCTCAGGTAAAAAAACTGGAAGAAGTTTTTGGAATGTCTATAGCTTCTATAGAACAACTCGAAGACCAGTTGAAATTTATTGAATTCGCAGAGAAGAAAGCTTACAGTGACGAATACAACAATTTGAGATTCAGTGATGATTTACAGTCATTGTTTGAAGAGTTTAAGGCAAAGAATCCTGAGACTCAAGCTAAGGCTATGTCAGCTGAGGATATTCAAAAAGCTCAAAACCTTGGATTTACTAAGAGTATGGGATTTACCGTAAATGACAGTAGCTTAGATCAGGTTAAATATAAAATAGGGCATTACTTCTCAGAAATTGTCAAGGCAACACAAAAGGGTACTGACGAAATGGATGCCCAAATACAAAACACAAAAGATACATTTGATAAATTCGGTAACGTCAACTTTGGAAAAAAAGGGCTGGATGGATATGGTGCTCAACACTTAATGAATGCGGCAAGAGATGACTATCAGAACAATAGCCCCGTTTGGCAGATGTCATGGAAAGATCAGAAAGCGTATTGGGATGAGCAGGCAAAAAAGGAAATTGACTCGTATTCCGCAAAGACAAAAAAAGGAAAGGATGAGAACGGAAAAGATATTTATGATTTCTCTGGATTAAATATTGAAGATTTTGTGAGGGCGCAAGACGTTCTTACATCATCAAGTGAAGCGATAGGTTTACTTGCCCATCCAGAAAATGCTACTGACATAATGGGACACATGACGGAAACAGGGGCAAAGGATGTAAATGCTTTTCTTGATAACCTAAAAGAGCTTGCCCAGGTTGCAGAAAATTCTGGAGGAAAGGAACTTTTTGGGAAAGATTTTACAGACGGGATGGAGAAACTTACAAACCTTTTGGGAGATAAGCATTTTGGAGATCATGCCGTTGAAAATGTAAAGGAAGTGGTAAGACTTCTTAATGAAGACCTTATTGGTGGGCTTAAGGCGCAATTAGCAGGGCTGACTTGGGAAGACAATCCAGAACAGAAAGCAAAACTTGAGGCAATGCTTAAAGCTGTTGAACAGTCTATGAATGTCAAGGAGCATAATGACGATACAAAGGACGTAAACCGCCGAAAGCAAGCTTCCTTGCGGTCTCATGTTATATCCAATATAACTGGGGTTTCAGCAGAGCGAGTTGAAAATACATGGCAAAAGAACGGTCAGAATGCTTCTATGAACGCCTACCTCAACAATTTCTCACAGAGGCAGACATTCGCCCAGCTTGGAAAGGTCCTCATGCAGAACGGTGCGGAGCTCAAGGACGTTGCAAGGGCAATGCAGGAAGGCAAGAACGGCCAGAAGTACGGAATGTATGACTGGAACAAGTCAACGTCTTCCATAGAGGAGCAGGCGGCGCAGAAGAACGTAGCCACACAGGAAGCACTCATTTCGGCATACCAGCAGCAGATAGACGCATTGCAGGAGCTTACCGTCGGAAGCATAGCAACGAGGGACCAGTGGGACAACCTCGGCTCTCTGTCTGCCCAGCTTGGGGTTGCATTTGAGCTTTCCGCAAAGACGCTTGCAGACGGTACAGTGCAGTTTACTGACGCTACCATACAGTCTGCACATAAGATGATGGAAGAGCTGGATTTTAAGAAATTTAACCAGCAGATGACTACGATTATAAACAAAATCGAAGACCAGCAGCACAAAGAGGAAGGAGAGGCAAAGATAGGTTCTGCCGTACTCGAAGGAAAGGTATCGACTTCTTATGTAAGCTCAAAGAACTATGGAATAATAAAGCAGGGGTTGGCACAGCAGGTCGATGTAATAAAGAATGAAAAGGATTCGACATTAAAAGCTGGTCTTAATAAGAGTTCGTTTGCCGGAAAAGAAGAGGCGGAAGAATACGTCAGAACTGTCAATAAAAAGATGAGGGAACTGGGTCTTGACGAGATAAAAGTAAATGTAAATACAGAGAAAACCACTAAGGGAGTAGCAACCCAGTCATTAGTCAAGGAAATTGACAATTTAGCAAATAAAAAACTGAAAGATGAATATAAGGCAACCCATCCAAATGATAAAAATATGGGTGGCTTTTATAACTGGGCTAAAGAAGAGCAGTATTACAAAGGATGGGGAAATAAGTCGCGGTACGAAATGGCCTATAAAGACGCTGTAGTAGAAAAAGGTTTGGGAGGGTCATTATTCAATACAGGGTATAGTGGAGGAGAATTTTATCTGAACCGTCTTCAGGGAAAGAATGTAAAGGACCTCCCAAAACAGTCAGGTACGGGAGAAACAAAGACAACCTATTCTGTGCAGTTAAATCCCAAAGACGTTGACAAAATAGTAAACTCCGTAAAAGAAGACCTGACCTCTGGAAACGTAACGGACGCTGACGTAGAATTAGTGGCTTCATTAGGTGGCGTTAGGGACAAGATGGGTGTCTTGATTGATTCCATTGATAAAAATACGGCTGCCCAAGACCATGAGAACAGCCTGAAGGAGATGGAAGACATAAGGGGCAAGATGCTGGATTATCTTGGTTCCCACGGGCTGTTAGGAGGCACTGAAGAAGAAAGGGAAAGGAACAAGGCTCTTAGGAATGACAAAGCTTTTGCTGACATGGACATATCAAACCCCCTTATCAACAAAATTAATACTCCCCATCAGGACAGGCTTCTTGAACTTGCAGGACTTAGCAGAAATGTAGATTACGACGAGTTTAGAAAACGCCGTGTTAACAAGATTGTAAATTTTGGTACAGACGACAAAGGAAAGGAAAAGTACCTTGGCTTGAAAGATGACGCAGCGGTAGAAGAAATGAGGCATTACCTGACCGACACATCATCTTCAAAATACGTCAAGAAACTCAAGAAAGCTTGGAATAAGGACACAGGTAATGAAGGTGTTGAAAAACTAAAAGGCCAGCTTAAAGAATCTGGATTTGACCCGTTTGCAAAAGACGCCCTGGGGGAAATGGACACTAGCCAACTTCAGACTATGCTTGAGTTGTTTGATCAGATGGGAATATCTGTGCGTGAGCTTGCGGCGGGCGGACAAGAGTGGGATGAAACATTAATGGATGCTGGATTACAACTCGAAGAGCTCAGTCAGAATATCAAAAGCACGGCTATTGATGGAATGTTAAAAGGTATTAACACTGGCTTCTCGAAAGCAGGAGATCTTGCCTATAAGCTTCAGAACAACCTTATCGAAGGTGCTGACGCTACTATGGAAATGAAGAAGGCCCTTGCAGGCGTAGGTGCTGAGATGCTGAATAACATCGGTGCAGCTATGACAGAAACAGGTCTCAAAATTGCAGGTGGTGCAGCCGTAACAGGTAACTGGGGCTTAGTTGCAGCAGGTCTTGCGCTTGCTGCGGCAGGTGGCGCGGCATCCTTCGGCGGTGGTATGCTCAGTGCCTTCGCAAGCGACAACAATAAAGGTGACAGCAGTGAGGCGGAAGACCAGCTTGCAAGGCTTGAGGACTTAAAGGACAACCTTGCTGAGCTTCTCAAGCAGGCAAAGGACGATGCCATCTATTACGAGACCAACATGAGGAACAAGCAGGCTCTCGTATTCAATGACGCACTATCAAGCACGAGCGTTAACGATGCCATCATCACTCCTAGGGGTGTAGTAAATACTGCTCCTGATGACTACATCATGGCCATGAAGGACCCGACTCAGCTTATGGGCAAGGGAGGCGGCGGAACCAACGTCAACTTCTCAATCGTCAACGAATCGGGCACTCCTATGACCGTCACAGGCTCCGAGACAAGGCAGAACGGAGACACGACCGAGATAACGGCAATCGTCAACGCCATAGTACAGAAGTCAATGAATGACGGTGAGTACGATGACGTTATGGCAGGTATGCAGGTAAGGCAGAGGGGAAGTCAGATTTCTTCATAGCTTTAAGAATGCATCAGATGGGGTGTACTCAGTTTTGAGTACACCTTTTTTTGTCTTTTGCTAAAAAAAAGCCGGGGGGTTACTTTAAGTCATTATGAAGATAGTAGACTGGCCCTCCGGCGTAAACAGGATAGTCCTTAACGAAGCCTCACTTTCACTGGCAGAGAACGGCGTAGAATCTGACAAGAGCGACAACGGCTCTGAAGTGTCCCGCCTCAAGGCTTCGGGCACTCCAGACAGGTTCCAGGTCTCAATGTACTTCTCCAACTCAAGGTCTGACTCGTTCTATAGGAACCATACGGATGCCTTGGGAAACCATTACACGGAATGGAAGAAATGGTCGGACTGGTTCAAGTACGTAACCATGAACGGTATGCACGCCTTCTACTTTTCCGACATACAGAAGCCTGAAGGCGGCGCAAAGATATACAAGATTTCAAGCGGCGGCCTGCCGCACGGCACTCCTACGGGAGAATACGTCAAGGTCACAATGACCTGGATTGAAGTGTTCAACGAATACATAACGGTGCAGCAGGAGCAGGCCCTGGCTGACTCCATAGACATAAACCCCGGCTACATAGACCTTCGGTTTACTGAAAAACCGGAGGCGACACCGAAGCTTGCTGACTTCAGGGATTTGAACGGCAATCCCCTTTCTGAATATTCATCTGACGACGGGCGGACTTGGAGCCCTCTTGTACTCAATGAAATAGACTATGACGGCCAGAAGTCTGCAATTCTCTACTACGATTCAGGCATGACTGCTATTGACGGACGGACTTACTACATAAGGCTCAAATACAAGGGCGGCGACTGGATAACGAACGCCTTCACTTATTGTGCGGAGGAATAAATGGCAGACCCGGTAAGACAATTTTCAAACTACGTACTCGACTCGTCGGCTCAGGAAACAGATTCTTCATTTCTTCCCGTACTCGTAGACATAAGGCACAGCGGAATCTACTGGGGCCCGGAGGCCACTGACGGGCAGACGGCGCAAGAGAACGGACACTTGAGACTCGTCAACGACGTAAGGGGCGTCAAGTACAAGGGTGATGACCCTGTTGCCTACTGGTATGCACCCTGCACCTTTTCGTTCAAACCAGGAAAGGACGACGGAAAGAACAAGGCAAATGCCAGCATAACCATTTCGGCTGCGGACTCAAGGATTATTGAGGTCATCAGGAGCATAGAGGAAGACCTTGTATGTCAGGTGGTTGCCCTTTACGGCAAGGTCAAGAATGACGACGGGGGAATTTCCTATGCCTTCACCAAGGTGTACGGCAAGGAGTTTGAGATGACCTCGGTAAACTGGGATGCGATTTCTGCCCAGTTCAACCTCAACCCTGACAGCACCCTCGACATGAACACGCCAAGGGACAAGGGTTCTCTGTTCAGGTTCCCGTCCATAACGGTGAAGGTGTAGCGGTATGGTTGATATTTCTGACCTCTTGGGAGTCCGCTACAGGGAACACGGCAGGAGTACGAACGGCTTTGACTGCTACGGCTTTGCGATTGAAGTGGGCAAAAGGTTCGGCTACGAACTCCCTGACTTTGACTATATAAGGCACTCTGACCCCTTGTTTGAGGACAAGAGTTCAAGGCTCATTGAGGAAGGTTTCGGAAGAAGAATTCCGGTTCCTGTAGAGGGTGCGATTCTCCTTTTTCAGAATGTATGCGGAATGAAGAACCACATAGGGATATACATGGGTGACGGGCTCTTTGCCCACTGCAACATGGAAGGCAGCAAGATGGAGCGTCTCTGTGACTGGAAGGACAAGCTTGGAGGAATCTACCTATGGCAAAAGTTATAGTTTTCAACAACATATTCGACACAAGGGACACCAACGTAATAGACATAGAGAAGGTTATGACCGTACAGGAGGCTTTGTATGAGGGGAAGTACAACGTCCCTGACTACAGTGCCAAGGTTGAGGTCTATGACCCCGATACAGGAGAAACCAGCTGGCTTACGCTTGAGGATGACCCCGACAAGGCACTCAACGTCTGCGTGAAGGTCAACGGCGTAACCAAGGACCTTGACTACGAGATACAGCCCTCCGATGCGGTGGTGGTGGAGATACTGCCTGCGTCAAGTGCGAAGAAAGCTTTTACAGGAACGCTTGGTACGGTATTCACTGTTATCGGTGCCCTTGCAATGACAATCGGCGCAGCCATGCTTACCGTTGCTACGGGCGGCGTAGGGCTTGCGGTCGGACTGATGATTGCCGGAGGACTTCTTGTAGGTCTTGGAACCTACATGATTTACAAGTCCCTCAAGATGGACTACCCAGACGAACAGAAGGCGGGTAAGTCACTTTCGGAGGAGCAGAAAAAGAAGCTTGAGGGTGCGACCAACCAGAACCTCGTTGACATGCCCTTCCCTATCGTAGTCGGAAAAATTGCAGTGACACCGTATACGGTAGGAACGCAGTATTCTGAACTTGTTTTTAGTGGAAGTCTTGATGAGTATTTTGGTGGACGCATGAAGACTACCCAGCTTCTGGCTATAGGCTATTCCCCACTCCTTCTTTCAGACATAAAGTTTGACGAGCTTGTTGCTGCACACAATCACAATAACGTACTGGTTGGTGAGCTTTCATACCTGAACAATGACCCCGGAGTGCCAAACTATAGGCCTTCAACTTTTAACGGCAAGGCACAGGTTGCTGACATAGAATCCAAGTGGAGGGGCAACAAACTTAAACTTGAGATTTCACAGTTCGGTTCTGACAGGAAGATATACCCGTTCACCGTCAAGCAGCAGAAGGTTGACGCCCCACTACTCTACTGCTATGACGGGGACTACAAGGAAGTTGCCAGCTCTAGGTATATATCATGGCAGGGAGGCTCATTCCCCTGCGGTATGAGGACAAACACGATAAGGTTCTCGGACGGGATTCCGTACAAGATTGTGGTCGGAATTGACATCCCCGGAGGGCTTTGGGCAGCAAACAATATAAAAGACAAGAGCGAGACCAGGTACAATAAGATTCCGATGAACCTTGTCGTGCAGTGGAGGCCTGTCTACAAGTATATAACTGACAATAATCTTGACTCAACAGGTTATGCGGGTGATGTATATGATCGCAACGTGGACGGCTACGGAGTATTAAGGTACTCAGGATGGAGAAACTTCTCAGGCACCTCAAATCTTGACGGCAAATGGGCAGGTCCCGTCCCGCAGGTAACATACACCGGGCCAGGGATTGCATACTATGTCTATAAGGTCGGCAACACCCCTGCATACAGGGATGGATATTACGGCTACTATGTCAACTCGGTTGGCTTTTCTCTGTCAGGTACTTTCCATAAGGTACAGAAGCGTCTTGACGAGACTTTACTCTACAGGGAAAGGTTTTTGGGACTGGTCAAGGAATGGGAGCGTACCCACACCACAAGGCAGAGCTTCATAAACGCCATATCCCCGTCAAAAGGGTACGTCACGATTGTCAATGAAGACGGGACAAGGCAAGTCCTGTCTTACCAGTCCTATTGGAAGAGTTACATCTACCCTGAGATAAAGGAGGCTCTGCCTGATTCTACCCGCCTGTCACTTGAAGAGCAGGCCAGGACATACGCAAGGAATACGGTTGCCTCACAAGACTCCTACTGGTGCGCAAGTCATGGAAACTACAACACTTCCGTGACATGGCACGCAATGTCTGCTACTGAAGCATTGGAGGCAAAGAACCAGGGAAGGCTTGATATAGTAACCCATTATGAGAAGCGGAGGGTTTGGCACGGCCCGACAAAAGGTAAGGGTCCTTACGGGTATGGGGCGGCAAACGGCTATTGGGTCGATGAACAGGTTCCGGTGTCTGAGTTCGTAAGCCGAGACCCCAGGATAGAAATACGGAACGGGGTTCCTTACGTGAGGGATTCTCAGTATGAAAATACAATAGCCCAGATAGAAGTCCGCTCAAACAAGGGGTTGTCAAACGGAACTTCGGAAGACTGCAACCCGACGTGGTACGGTGCAAGATGCTTCTCCCTTGGCCCGTTCTCCCTTGGAAAGACGTTTCATGCACAGAGCGGTGCTGACCCTGACTTTGCAGAACCGCTCTCTATAGGCGGAAATGACGTTGACCATTCAAAGGACGAGATGCGCTTTGAAATCTGTGCAGAGCTCAACCAGGAGGACATTCTTGACCTCCTTAACAGGAACCCGCGGTCGATCATGGCAGGGGAAAACGGTGAGATTCCTGAGCTTATGGGTAAGACGAATTGCGTCATAGACTCAATACAGGTGCGCGTCGTAAGGCTTACCCCCTGCTATATTGACAGCAACGGGGGTGAGATAAAATATAAGTATTCTGATATCGTAAAGTGGTCTTACCTTAGAACCTACTGCCTGGACAAGCAGGCCCTTCTCGACAGTATTGACAACAAGACGGAGGATGCAGTTGTCGGCGGGCAGAACGTAAAGATTGCACCTGTCGACTGCTCCGTTGAGACTTTCAACAGTACTGACCCGGCAATACACAGCTACCCCACATGGAATACATGGGACATCCTTTCGTTCCGCTCAGTCCCGGTTGCAAAGGATGATGAGGAGAAGCTCTGTCTTCTTGGAATAGAGGCGGAGCCTGACCAGCTCGGAGTCATGTCCGACAGCTTGAGCAAGGTAAGCGTTACTGCCGCAGCCGTAACGCCTGCACTGAGGGACGGCTACATACGGTACTGGTACACGAACGGCATCGACTACTGGAAGTATGATTCCTACGACACTCTTGAGACGAAGAACGCGGAGGAGCTTTACCTTCCGTTCTCCGCAAGGGACTTCAGGTGGAAGCGTGTTTCCGGTGAGGAGTTTAGCAGAGCCCAAAAAGCTGCGCTCACAAAGAACGGCACTACCCTTCCCGGCTACTATTACACGGAAATGCACGAGGCATGGGACAAGAAGTTCTTCCCTGCAAAAATTGAAAAAAGACAGTGCGTACAGTACATAACGGACGCGAACGGAGAGATAGTCTACAACGAGGCGGGAGAGCCGCTTATAGAGATGTCCAGGGACGGCAACGACTGGGTTCCGTTCATCTACAAGGAGATGGCAAGGAACGTAGACTCCCTTGGCAGGTGGATTGCAAGCAACGCCTTCATCAATACGTTCACCGACAGGAACTCAATAGGACAGCTCCTTGGGGTTGCCTGCGGACAGAACCTTGGGCGCAACGCATACTTCTACAACTCTCTCAATGACGACAAGTTCATACGTTTCTGGTACCATGACGCGCAGAGGGGGAAGTATTACTACTTCGACACTGACGATACGAAGATAGACGCTGCCCACAGGCCTGAATGGTCAGACGACGGGGATGTATATGACCTTCCCCAGTGGGCTTATGACGGATGGGCAGAAGGCTCGGAAATAGAGTTCCGCTCCGCCACGCTCGTTGACCTTGGAGGCGGCTATTTCTACAGCATAAGGAAGGCTGACAATGCCTTCAACATGATGGCACTCAAGGAAGCCTTCGAGTACACGGAGGCCATAGACATCGGAAAGAGCTCCGTAGGAGCCATCCCGTACAAGTGCAACATGTACATAACGACCCAACAGAAATCGCTTGCCATACTGCAGACGATACTTATCACTGCAAGGGCGTTCTGGTTCTATGACGAGTACGGACGCTTTGAAATTCACAACGACAAGCCCAAAAAGAACCCTGTCCTTATGATAACCGACGAGAACTCCATACAATCGTCAAACACCAGGGATTTCTCCAAGGGCATAGCAGGCTACCACCTTACGTTCAATGACGAGTCCAACGGGTTCCAGCAGGGTGAGGTCTACGTACTCCGCGAAGGACAGACAAGGAACGCACATACAAGGGACATAATTGACCAGACGATAAACGGCGTTACGAACGCAGAGCAGGTTTGGAGCCTCGGTGCCTACATGCTCGCCTGTTCCATAACGCAGAAGGAATCATGGTCAAGGAAGCTCAACCACGTGGGCGGAAACCTTACAATAGGTTCATTGGTCTCCGTACAGGGTGCAACCCTTATGATAGGAACTGACACTTCAGGAAGGATTGCGAAGCTCATTGAGGATGAGGACTATATATACGGCTTCATCTGCGACCTCACCTATGACTACAGGGAAGAATACAGCCAAAGCGGGGAGAACGTACAGGGATGTTCAATCTTCCAGGCAGGTGCGCAGAACCATTCAAAGGTTGTAACGCTCAGGTTTGCCAATGCGGTGCAACAGCAGCAGGGGATAACGGTCGAGGCCTACACCCCTGAGTATGCAGGCAACAACGGAACCTATGCAAACCTCAAGGGGCAGACGAACCTCGTGCTTTTTGAGAAGAAGATAATAAAGCAGGTTGAAAGGGAGTTCGAGCAGGGACCGGACGAGACTACTGGAACAAAGGTGTTCACCCAGTTCATTCCGAAGCCGGGGGACATCGTTGCGTTCGGAAACGTAGGTTCCATAACAAAACTTGGTGTCGTCTACCAGCTCAACTATGACGAGAAGCACCACGTCACTGCAAGCATATATCCGTATTATGATTCAATCTACCATGCAGGACGCTCGCTCCCTGTCCTTGAGTCTTCAATGACGAAGCTTCCTTATGACGACAATCCGCCAGTAGACTTCAGTGCATCCATGTCGGATGTAAGCGATGCTTTGGAAGAAGCTAACAAGAACCTCAACATTGCGATAAACGGAATTATAAACGGAGGTATGGACACTGACGCAATTCCTGACACTCCGGTAATGCTTGACGCAAGGGCCTTTGAAAAGGAAATTTCCCTTAAGGCCCGTATGGACAGCGGCGGACTAAAGAACAGTGTCGTTGTGGTTTACTGGCAAATGTTCAAATGGACGTCTGATATAGTCGAAACCGACGAGTCTGAATGGGATTGGGTTGACCTTGATGCAACGCCTAACCTTAGTGGGGTGTATATACTTAACAGGGGAACTGACGGCTATCCCGAAGCAGAAGATTTGAACGGAGTTGACTCCGCATGGTTCTTCCGTTGCCGTGTAAAGAACCAGTATGGAAAAAGTTCTGAATGGAGCCGTAAGCTGGCTGCCCAGACAAGCAGTTACGGTACATGGCTGCTCGATGCCCCAACTGTAATTCCAAGAGTTGCCAGCAGGAGTGTGACGCTAAAACTTTCCCAGGCTCCAAGAACCGACGGTAAGGAGCAGTACGGAAGTACACGCTACCGAGTCGAGGTTAAACGCCCGGATATTGACGAGAATTATTTCAAGCCTGCTACAAGCCTCAATCCGTATGCAGCTGAGGAAAATTACAAGGACGGAAGCGGTTATGTCATTTCAGACGGCACATACGTCCAGCTGATGCCTCTCAAGGGGCAGGATTCTGAACTTATTGAGAACACTCTTTATATGTTCCGTGTTACGGCAGAGAATGAAGCCAGTGTATCGGAAAGTACAGAAATCAATACGGTTACGGAATGTGACTCAATACGCGATATTGTCAAGGCTAGGGAGACAGCAAAGGAAGCGTACATCTCCCAACTTTCTGCAATCTGTGCAAATATGGGTACCATTTCAAGCGGCTCCCTTAATGGCTCGGACACAAACTTCTGGGAACTTTCATCCTTTGTTGATGACTACAATGTAAACCATCACGAAGGAGCGTTCCGTGTCGGCGGGGAGGATGAATACCTACATGTTATCCCTGTTGATGAGTACGGTAACGACATTACAAGCTCTACCCCTGTCACGGTACAGCCTGCGTCTTACCGCATAGAATTCCAGATAGGAAACTTCAAGGTAAAGTCAAACCAGACGAACTTTGTCAATGAGCTTACGGTATACAACGAGAATGACTACTCAGAGCGTCTTTGCGTGTCCTATACGGGTTTGCTTAGGCAGATACTTCCGGGTGCAACAAGCCCTGACGATTGGGAAGTTGCTCCGGCTGGAAGCATAATGAGCATACCTTTTGCCAAGGCAACAAAGGAAGGAAATGCGTGTTTTACGAATATTCCTTTGGAAAATTTGCCTCCTACCAAACGGTTTGTCACCAATACACAAAAAGCTTACAACCTTCAGGGCACGATAACTGACATAAATGGACAGAATCCTGAAAGCCTTACCCTTGACAGCAGCAAACTTGTCAATACAGCAGAGGACTGTCCTGTGCTTATTAATGAGGGAAATCCCACTACAAAGGCTTATGAGGGAAAAATAACCATCAACAAAGAAAACAAGAACGTTGCTTTCTGGAATAAGGGTGCTGTCAGGTGTCATACGGTGGCTGCAAAGACCGCGTTTGAAGCAGCCCGTAAAGTATGGAGGATCAGCAGGAGTACGGACTGGGGGCTGACGCAGGCACAGGTCAGCAGCCTTGACCTTGAAGAATTGGAGGCATTATGAGCTATACAGTAACTTGCGAAGATTATGAGAGTGTAATTGGGGCTCTTCCCGCGAATACAGCAGAAACGCCTTATGACGTCGTTATTTCAGACGGCGAGAACCTTGCCCCTTCCGCAATAAACATAGACGGTGCGGAAAGGTACGTAAATATAAGTTTTGAGCCTGCCACGATTCCTGGTAATAATCTTTCATGGGCTTTTTGCCCGGATGAAACAACAAACCATCCTTATCTCGTATCTTGCGACATGACTAACCTTGATTTTGCAAATGTTACAGGAATCTCCTCTATGTTCTATAGGAACACAGGGTTGAAAGATGTTACCATATCATCATTGGCTAATGTCCAGTATGCGCAGAGGGCGTTTGCTAACTGCTCTTCCCTTGAAGAAGTAAGCCTGCCTGCCATGCCGGAGGCACTGAATGTTACAAGCATGTTTGAGAATTGTTCTTCACTCGGAGATGTAAGTATAGGAACCTTTGGCAAGGTTACTAGCACGGAGGGTATGTTTTCAGGGTGTTCAGCTCTTACAGATATAAGTGTTTCGGGATTGTCCAATGTTATAAATGCATCCGGTATGTTCTCAGACACTGCCATAACAGAAGCGGATGTGTCGGAGCTTTCTAACGTTACAAATGCAACTGCTATATTTTACAATTGTGTAGCCCTTGCTGAAATAACAGTGTCTACGGTTAATTATGGGATAATCGTTGGCTCTCTTGACGCAAATACGGCGGGCACCCCGTACAATATTGTAATAGCAGACGGGGAAAACATTAAGAGCTTCGGGCTTACGGCAGAAAATACTGAAAGGTATGTAAACTTAAGCTTCAATCCCGCCGTTGTTCCTGACAGTGACTTAAACCGATTGTTTGGTAGTACGACAAGTTCAGGGGTAAATTATCTTATATCCTGTGATATGTCAAATCTTAATCTCGCTAGTGTTATAAGCGCAAACTATATGTTTTATAAGAATAGTAATTTAACAACCGTAGTCTTGCCATTTATGCCAAACTTAATAAATGCGCGTTTTATGTTTACGGATTGTACGTCCCTTACAGCCTTTTCCTTTCCTGCGATGCCAGAGTTAAAGGATGCCTATGGAATGTTTATGGGATGTACAGCTCTTGCCTCTATAACTGTAAGCAACCTTAGAAAACTTGAAAATGCAAATAGTATGTTCAAGGGTTGTCCTATATCGAGCATAGATATAACATCCTTTATCAGCGTTACGGATGCAGGAGGTCTTTTTAAGGGATGCTCTGCATTGACAACGGTAGACTTGTCAGCACTTTCAAACGCTACAAGAGTAAGTTCTATGTTCTATGATTGCACTTCCCTTACCAGTGTTGATTTATTGCCACTAAAAAGTGCCATAAATGCCGAAAGAATGTTTACCCAGTCCGGTATAACAAGTGTAAACATGCAAAGCATGAGCAATCTCGAAACTGTATATGACATGTTTTATGGCTGTTATAGCTTGCAACAAGTTGCTTTACCAATAATGAAAAATGTGATGGATGCTTCACAGATGTTTATGTATTGCACGGCCCTCAAATCAATAAATGTATCAGGCATGGAAAATGTGATAGATGCTACAAACATGTTTTGTGAATGCACCTTCCTTGAAGAGGTTACGGTCCCTCCGGCGATAACAAATGCGCATAATATGTTTTACAACTGTAAAAAATTGGCCACTGTAAAAAACATGAAGTGGGATTTTTTGAATATGGAAGATATGGAGGCTTGCTTTGTTTTTTGTTCCTCACTTGCCCACCTGTATTATTATGCGGATGATGACCCTGCAATTCAGATTCCGTCAGACGACTGGCTCTTTTATTACAAGGAAGGGGCTTCTGCCTCGTCAGGGCATACGCTTACTGCGTACAACAGGTATGGGGATGAGGTATATTCAGAGCCGCTCGTGGGGGCACTGATATACCCTGTGGGGCAGACTAACGCCATGTTGTTTGACACGCAGGCAATAGACTGTGCAAACATCATAAAACACCCCTATTTGTATGGAGTGAACGACGGAAATTCTCTTGATGCGGCAGGAGATACGTTTGTACTTCTTGCCAAGGACACCAATAAGGTAATCACCAATATTTTTGACAGTCCCGCCGTAAAAAGGACGATAGAATCCATTCTTTTGAAGCCTGGAATGATACAGATGTACGGAGGTTCAACAGCACCTGCTGGGTGGCTTCTGTGCAACGGTGCGGAGGTTTCAAGGACGACTTACGCCGCACTCTATGCAGTAATAGGGAACACCTACGGAACGGCAAGTTCCAGTGCGAACTTCAAGCTTCCTGACTTCAGGGAGGCAGCCCCAGTCGGAGTAGGACAGAACGGACGGAATATTGTCCACGACCCCTTCTCCTTGGGAGAGTTCAAGAATGACCAGCTGCAGGACCATCAGCACTATTACTATACTATACCTCAAGCTGGAGGACAAGGCAACTGGCTTACGGTTTATAGACGAAGTTCTGGCGACTATCCTAGCGAAAAATATTGGAATTATAACACATGGCAAACTTGGGGAACTTCTGGTAACATTGGCAATGTTACCCGTGGTAAAAGGTTAGGAATTAATTTTATAATAAAATATTAGTATTTTATTATAAAATTTACACCAAGACGTTTTCCTCTGGTGACAGAACCATGACTTCCCGTAGACGGGTCACTTGTAGAGCCCGTCCAAGTCCAAGAAGCATCAAAGCTTATTCTGTTTCTAGGATTATCACCGGTACCCCATGCTGCACCTCCTGCTTCCCTATAACCAGTGAAGGCCCCTCCCCAAGCACCTTTAGACTCAACCTGCTCTATCCAACCAGTGATGTTCATATCTCCCCTTGTGTGCTGATGGTCCTGCAGCTGGTCATTCTTGAACTCTCCCAAGGAGAAGGGGTCGTGCAAAAAAAATATAAACCTGTTATACAAAGCCATGCTTTCAATAGTAGTTTTGTTTTGCGAGAAAGACATGTGGAACGTCCCTTTGCTTGTAGAGCACGTTAAGAAAAACTGCAAAGGGGATTATGAGATGGTGCTTGTGGACAACAGGAAGGACAAGGGTACTCCCCCGCCTGACACGGGATGGCCTGTTTATGAAGCCCCAGGAATTGGAACTTTCGAGGGGAGGCGGTTTGCCCTGTCAAAATGCAGGGGGAAGTACGTCTGGTTTGTCGATGCAGACGACAAGATACTGGACTGGAGTGAGTTCATCAACCCTGACGAGCAGGACGCAGACTTTATATTCTTCAACGCGGCAGAACTTAGGGACAAGAGGTGTGCAGTCTTCTATGACGACAACATTCCGACTGTCCTCATAGAAGAGGGAAAGGACCTTCACCGGAATATAAAGCTTGGTGTAAACATGTGTTCGTTCTACCATGTGTACCTGCCCCTTTGGAACAAGTTCATAAGGCTTGACTTTGCAAGGAAGGTCTATGACATGGTGCCGCCCCTGCCCTTCGTTACAGACCATGAGGACTCCCTTATGAGTGCAATGCTGCTCAAGCATGCAGAGTATGTCTCTGACTGGACGGACAAAATCATCTACATTTATGACTCAAGGAACAGCACGTCATCCGTCGGGGTTACGCAGACAGTCGAAAGGTACAAAAGGCTCAACACCGGGCAGCAGGGGCTTCTTGACTTTGCAAGGGGCCACTTCACTGAAGAAGAGTGGGGAAACCTTGCATTTGACCTTTATTTTTTCGGCGACTACTACTGGAGGTTCAGGTACCTGTCTTCCCTGCCGGAAAAGATTGAAGCCATAAAATTCATGGTGGAAGAGTTTTCTTATGAGAACATACTGGGGATAATGAAGTTTGCGGAACAGTTTGACGAGTTCAAGTACCGGAGGCTTATGGAGAAGTATCTCATAAGGTACTGCCTGCCGAAAGTCAGGTATTAGGCAGTCCTGCTGAGGATTCCGAGTACGCGGCCCACAATCTCGAATCCGCATTTTTCGTATTCGTCAAGCCTGATTGTGTACGGAGGGTACCTTGTATTGTCGCAGGCAACGCCCGTCCCGTGCGGCGACTGTGAAAGCCTTTTCACTGAAACCTGTCCGCCCAGCCTTACAGCATAAAGCCCGTCGGTCGTGACTGCTGATGACTCTGCGCATACGGCGAAAGAACCGTTTGGTATTGTCGGCTCCATGTAGTCACCCGTAACCCTTACACATATTTTTGATCCCGACGCAGACTCCAGCCATCCGGGGGCGGGAATCCAGAGCGACGCCTTTTGGGGAGGGAACAGCTCGTCTGACAGGACGGGTACGAAAGTCCCGCTCCCAGACCCGCCGCCTCCTATGACCACCACCCTGCCGTCCCTGCCTTCAAGCAGGTATTCGATGGACGTGTCCAGAACCTTTGCTATGCGGAGTATCGTAAGGGAGTTCGGGTACGATGCCTGGTGCCTCCAGTCCGTGAATACGTTGGAGTTGAGGCCCGCCTGCCGGATGAACTCGTTCTTGGTCATGCTCTTGTCGTGCAGGAGCTTCTCTACGCGCTCGATGAACTCCTGCGGGAGCCTTTCCTTTTTCTGTTTCTGATTTGATTCCATAAGGACAATATAATGCAGCAAGAAGCAATTTGCAACAATAAAGTTTTTACTTGACCTATACAAGATTTTCCATTATCCTATAATTAGTTATATCTTGACATATTTTGTTATATTAAGGGGTATTAATTATGGATAAAAAGGATTATAATATCATACTGACGGTAAAGGAAGTTGCAGAGCTCCTTAACCTCAAGGAGCAGACGGTCTACCTCTGGGCGAACAACGGGACCTTGCCTTGCATAAAGATAGGCAGGGCAGTACGCTTCAGGAGAGACGAGATATTCGAGATGCTGGATTTGTAGGGGGTGCGTATGGGCAAATGGAGTGACAAGCCGGAAGACAGGACTGTGGATGCCATTACAAGGCGTTACGGTGTGTGCAGGAAGCGCACGGAGGCACTTTGCAAAAAGCACGGAGGGGATGATTTCTCAGAACCCTTGCCCGATGATGTCTACAGAAGGGTTTGTGACGACATAGAATACCTGACCATGCCGAAGAAACTAAAGGTCATGGGCGGAAAATAACGGAAAGCCGTGGGTTGGTTCCTGCGGCTTTTTTTTTGTGTAAAAACACAAGGTATTCACAAAGTTAAAATTGGATAAAATAGTATAATTTCTTGACTTTATAAAGATTTATCTGGTACTATGTTAAAGTAATGCCACTCCTTAAAATAACAATTCCTTGGAAAACTACCGGAAGCAGGAAGAAAATTCGTGAAAGCACAGTCCTTGACGGGACGTTCAACATAGAGAGTCCGTCCGGAAAGTCCGTATGGTTCAAGCGGGCCGGAAGCAGGTGGCTTTGTTATTGCGGGAGGGCAAGATTCTTTAACAGCATGACAGGCCTGCTTGAGTGGGCTGATTCTTTTCTGGAGTAGGTTTGTGAAACAGAAGAAGACTGAGAAGCTTTATAAGGAAATCGTAAAGAAAGAGATTGACAACGGCATGACCTGCGAGGAGGTCGTGAAGAAGTACCCGGTGTCGATGTACTACGCAAGGAAATGGTCTAATGACGTGTACCACAAGAAAGACCTGAACCACTATGTACGTGACAGGTACAAATGGGTTGTCGATGAGTTCAGCATAAAACTTGCAGGCTCGCTTGCGGACGAGCTGCCCGTGTGCATTCAGGAAGACATAACCGACGAGACGTGGGAACAATGGGACAGGGTTATAAAGCAGAGCCTTTATGACTTCTCAAAGGAAATAATCAAGAAAAATTAATCATAGGAGATATTTTTATGGCAAAGAACACAAACATGATTGTCGTGTCAGGCAACATCGTAAGGGACGTCGAGCTCAATGAGTCACAGACTTTAATCCGCTTCTGCATTGCGAACTCTGAATCCGTGAAGAAGGACGGCAAGTGGGAGGAATACACCAACTACTTCGACATCAAGGGGTTCGGCGGGACTGTGAAGCTGGCACCCTACCTTATAAAAGGCACGAAGGTAATCATTACCGGGACACTCCACCAGGACAGGTGGGAGAAGGACGGCCAGAAGAACAGTCGCATTGTAATCAACTGTAGCAGCCTTGAGTTCGGAGGCAACGGAAAGAAGAAGGCTGAAAGCCAGGATGAAGAAGCTCCCGCTGGAGGTTCAGAAGGTGGGGACGCTTCAGGAGACGAATTTCCTGAAGACATTCCCTTCTAATTCTGATGATGAATACGCGCCGCTGAAGGTTCTCGTAAAGGCCTTCAGCGGCAAGATTATTGAACACCCGGAGGGCTTTCATGGGATTTGACAAAAGGGAAGTAAGACGCTGCATTAGGCACACAAAGAACATTCCTGCCGCTATGGTTCTGTACATTGCAAGAAACGGCTGCAACGGGTTCAAGTGCAGGGGCTGCCCTGTAGGAACTGTATGCGACCACAGGCCAGTCAACTCAAGGGACTATGCCGCCGCCCTGCTCCTTGAGATAAAGAAGCGGTATAGCCGCTGGGGAAGGATTAAGGCTTTCTTCAAGAGGCTCAAGGAAAAATTATTTGGGAATAAAAAAAAATAAAGGAGGTATTTTATGGACAAAGGTATTGAGCTTATACAGGAAGAAATCTGGAAGGTAAGCGCGTAATGCCAGCAATAAAAAGCCGCTTTGCCCAGAGGGTTACGTTCATTCTCAACAAAAAATGCGACAAGAACTGTCCTTTTTGCAGCCAGAACGGACTGAAGGGTTTGAAGGATTTGCCTGACGAAGAGATTTATGCCAATTTCATCAAGTGCATAGACCACATGGAGAACATAAACTGCCTTCAGGTCCAGCTGATGGGCGGCGAGCCTACACTCTGGAGTGAATGGCTCATTAAAAAATTGCAGGAAAGGCTCTCTGATTACAAGCAGTACATAATATTCACGAACGGAGCGAACAAGGAATCCTTGTGGTACAAGGATGAAAAAGCCTTCAAGCTGTGGCACGTCACGGACTGGGATGACGTAAGGCCCTTGCCTTGCGGAGAACATGAACAGGTAAAGATCGTCGTGACGCATAAAAACATAGACAGGCTTGAGGAGTTCCTTAACGTGAACTACAAGTTGAACCAAAGGACGGGAATAACGATTTCCCCGTGTGTGGGGGCCGGGGAGCTTACGGCAACACCCGAAGACATAATAAGGATTGCAGAGTTGCAGGTAAAGACGGGAAGCCTGTACAAGAACATGGTTCTGTTTGCAGAGTGCCTCAAGCGCGGGGATATGGATGGCTGGAGGAAGGCTTGCAAAAGGTTCGAGACCACATGGAACGTTGACTGCCAGACCATGACCGTAGAGCCCTGCTGCGGGAACAGGGTGAAGCTGGATAAGTTCAAGGTTGAGGATTTTTACGGGCAGAAGCAGTCTGACTGCGGTGAATGTATATACGCCCTGTAGTTGGCAAAAAAAAAGAAATGCGTTTACGCTCCGATAAACGGAGGTCTACTATGGCTAAAGAGACTAAGACAGAAGACAGGAAGTTCATAAAATACTGGCTGAAGCATACGGAGGCCCCTGTCACAAGGACGACACTGGGAACTGGTGCGGTGGAAGTGAGTGTCGGTGACATTACCGAGACTACATATTGGTATCACGAGAGTACGGACGAAATTCCGAACAGTTTTGTTGACGATATAATCACTACAGGAAAGGACTGCAAGGGCACCGTTGACGAAAAGTTCTGGACTCAGACAGATGAGGAAACCTATGACGCTGAAACCCTCACTTCCATAAGGGAGGACGTGTGGCAGATTAACACCGACAAGGTGACTGATACAGAAGGGGTTCTTGACGTTGAGTATACGCATGAATACTCATGGAACACCTACGACGGTACAAAGGACGTTGAGTACAGGGTTGCAGGAGTCTGCAAGGACTGCAAGTTCTACAAGCCGAACACCGAGATTCCAGAAGAAGAGCCAGAACCCGAACCAGAGCCTAGCCCAGACCCAGAGCCGGACAATGAACCAGACCCAGGGACAGACCCTAATGACCCAAGCTCTGACCCGTCAGACCCTAGCGGAGACCCAGACCCTAGCGGAGACCCAGACCCTAGCGGAGACCCAGACCCTAGCGGAGACCCAGACCCTAGCGGAGACCCAGACCCTAGCGGAGACCCAGACCCTAGCGG